GTGGTGGTTTCAGTGTTGTTGTCTTGATCTTGATTGTTGGCGTTTGCCATGGTGTCCTCCTGGACGTTGTTGTTGTTGTTGATGAAGGTGTTCAGACGACGTGCCTGTACCTTCAGGGTGATGTACTCAACGGCAAAGATGAGTACGAAGAAGGTGACATTTGCCACCATGATGTAGAAGAGCTCACTATTGAGTCCTTCCACGTTTTGAGCAACCAGATCGATTGCTCCGATTTGAACTTCATGTGTAAACATGTAGTTACTCCTTGTTGTTGTTGTTGTTGTTGCCTCTAGGGCGATGTTGCATCATAATGATGCGAATGTTGCCACATATAGCTCCTCGAAAGAAGCTACTTCTTTGTTCTTGGTGTGGCCAAATACCTTACTGGTTTTTACGCTAACTATCAGCACCAGATCGTCTACCTTAAATACTGAGTTTGAATCAGTACAGGTAGCATTACGTTTCGGTATGTTCCAACAAGCTTAGACTTTAACCTGAGATAGGTTAATAACCTGAGATAGGTGGGGGATACATGGCAGGTACACAATCCCCCTTAATGCCGATAACCATTACTGCTTGTGTGACTTAAGACTCATCACACTTACAATAACCTGCAGTTATCGACACGCCCTCGTCCCCAACACCACTTGAAGGATCTGACTTACGCTATAGAGTCACTAATAGCGCCATTAAAAAAGAAAAGGCACTCACCCGAAGATGAGCACCTTAGTCTTTTTGCTTTCACTCAAGTCGCTTTGAAACTTCTTCTCCGCAGTCAATGCGGATAGGGTAGACCCAATACGTACAATGCACAATCCAGCTACCATTCAGGCTGGCATACCCGCCGAACCAGTGCCCGTTGGTGTGATTGTGAAGAGACATTGAATCTCCAGCCTCCTGAAGAAGGTTAGTCCAACCTTCCACATCGTTCGAATCCAAACTGCATGCAATCTCAAGAAACTTCAGAGAATGAGCATGTGCGTCAGGGCCAGTCATTTTTGACTCCATGTATGGCAAAATTGCCATTAAAAGAAAAAGGTGCCTACCCAGTATTTCTACTGAATAGGACTTACCCTATCTTCTGCTAGTAGCCCATCTCTGCTACTGTTTTGACTGGCATAGGCCACTGCTCGGGTGTGCCACCGATGTGCTCGGCAAGCAATACCTGAAGCTCATAGTCCTTGTCAGAGAGCTCTACTCGCCTGAGCAGGTATGAGTTGGCTGGAAACACCCACTGAGTGAATGCTTCCGTACTCTCATCACAGAGGCTATGGATGCAGCCCTCATCGTGGTTGGCATGAGGACCTTGTGGATGCTGCATCTGACAGCTAGCCAGCTCTTGATGAGCATCAGCTAATCTGTCCTGGTACATCATCCCACACCACTCAGCAGATGAGAATGAGCATGTGCTCTCCTCTTCCGCTCTCATGTTGAAGTCGATGATACCTACCGCCACCAGGGTTAACAGAATGGCTGCGATTGTCTTTACGAATGTGGTCATGACACCTCCAAAGTGTATAGATAGTAGGCTTGATTGCCCGCTATAGACCATTAAAGAAAAAGGTGCCCATCTTGCGATGAGCACCTAATCCTATCTAAAGACCAAGGAAGTCGTCGAAGATGTCTTCGATGCTACCCTTGTTAGCGTCTTGGATTGCCTGCCCGAATGCTGCTTGCATGCAGCTAGGGTTAGGTACAGACAGCATCTCGCTCCCCTCGTTCTTGACGTAGATGTGGAACTTCCGCAGATCGACCCGCAGGCCGTTAAGGAAGAACTGGATCTCGTTAGAGCGGACTTTGACTTTGGTCTCTGGATCAGCGACCATTTTGGTAAGAACCATGTAGACCTTGAGCCAGAAACCCTCGACACTTTCGGGATTGGGAACGAGAGGAAGCTGGATTACGTTATTTGCTTGCATAGCAGTACTCCTGTGTGTTGCTATCAATTACAGCCATCTTATGATGACCATTAAAAAAAGGAGTTAGTCATGCGTAGACCGGGGTGGGCTCGTTAGGACCGTTCAATTCTATTCTATAATATATAATAGGTATAAATAGAGTATATATTTTCATTCTGCCTAATTAGGATTAGTTTTCGGCTTTTTTCGCCGCGCGCCACAAAACCTTTTTGAAAATTTTAGAAATATCTAGTTTTCGCCTTTTTATATAGAGACTTTGATGTTATTTTTTGTTATGTTATACTTTCATGGAGCCAGTATATGAACCACGAAGAATTTTATAAATATTCCAAACTACTCAATGCTTATGTCGACTTTGCTAAGAAGATAGTTGGTACTCACTACTATAGGCATTCAGTTCTTGCCGATTCCTCTGAACGAGGAATTGATTGTGTCTACGCTAGAAAGACTGTTGATTTAGCACTCACCTTTGAGCCAGGCTTCATAGATATGCTTAAAGATAACTCCGAATTAGTCCCAGACATGCTTATCGAGTGCCTTGAAGAGCTTCTCGCGAACCAAACTGAACCTGATACCGACCTAGACTAGCTTTGCGGCCTAACTTTATATTATTATTACAAATATTCACACACTATATGAATAGTTTTTCCGAGATTACCCAATGAGTGATGACAAAAAAGAATTAGAGCCAATTGGTTTAAACTTAGTACGTTCTCAAGAGCAGGCTATTGCTGAGATTCAGCAAGTAGAACCAGAATATATGGAGTATTTCACTTCTCTCGCACCTGAAAAGCAGCAGAAGATAACCAACTCTATCAACCGAATACAGACAGGGCTACATGCAGTAGCCCCAGTGATGTGCTTAGGCCCCAAGAAGTGTCCCTTTGTAGAGCGCTGCCCTATCCCCGAGAGGGGCGCTGATAACAAGCTTGACTATGGACCCGACGCCAATTACCCAATAGGCCGAGAGTGTATCCTCGAAAAGTTCTACATGCAGCAGAAGATCATAGAGTACGTTACCCACCTAAATGTAGACCCTGCTAATCCAGTGGAAATGTCAGTAGTTAATGAACTAGCACTTATTGACCTCTATAAGAATAGAACCTTAATGATAATGGCTGTTGGAGACAAGTCAGGACAAGGTAGAGACTTCATGAGGGTAGATGTTTTAGGATTCAGCGAATCAGGAGAAAAAGCAGAAACTGCAAAACTGCACCCAGCAGTTGATATGCTAGATCGTCTAGAACGTCGTAGAGAAAAGTGGCTTGATAAACTTATGGAAACTCGTAAATCTAAAGCCGACTGGATGCTTAAAGTTGGCGGTGGGAATAATGAGAGTAAGATTTTGACAGAAATTCAAAAACTACGTGAGGCACTGACAGAGTTGGAAGGGGTTGATAAATCTAAAGCTCTTCCTGGCAACCAAGACGATGATGATGAGATATTGTTAGACTAAGGTACTGATTTTGGACTGGAAGCAATTATATAAGCAAGCCGTAATTATGGATATCGAGACCATGGGTCTCGGTAGGGGTGTAGGTATCCATGAAATTGCTTTATATAATACCAGCAACAAAGAGATAAATCAGTTTGTCATAGAACCCAACCTGACTGTAGTGAAGCCAGGTAAGAGAGATCAAGACATACTTAGGCTTGCTACATCAGCTAGCGATGTGCATCAAGCACACCCAGGCCTACAGCAGCTTATAGCGAGGGGAGAGGCAACCTGGAAGGACTCACTGGTCGCTCAAGTCCTCATGGCAAAGGGTTCGGAAGAAGGGAGAACTAGAGGGCTTACAGTAAAAGAAATCCGTAGCATGTCGCTTGCAGACCTGCAAAGCGAACTCTCGGCACGAGAGCCTATTATTCACAAGTGGCTTCAGGAAGGCAAGTACCCTTGGCTTGCAGATTTAGAAGGCAAAGTCAGAGACCAAGCGCTGAGTGACGAAGCGATCAAGCAACGCATGAAGAAGGCTGGATCAGACGTAAGGGTAGCTACAGCACAAAACATTAGTATTGATCAAATATTCGACCCAGAGGGTGCATTCCTTAGAAAAGCAAAAGGAAACGCAATATGGATCGCTAACGCAAATTTCGAATCAAAACAAATCGGCGCGAAACTCGCTGCGCTCGAACAAGGAGCAAGAGACGAATTCTTTGGGCAGAAAATCAGCCAGTCGGAATATATCCAAAAAATAAAAAAAGTTTCCGGCTTCAGAAACGTAATAGCAGAGACCTCTTTAAGTACTAGCGATGTGCTTGCAGTAACTGGTAAAGAAGTCAACCGCGCGCGAGCAGCTGCGCTGATTACAGGGGACTGGACTGGAGTATTTGAAGCCTACCTCAAAAACACTGGTAAAGGTGACGTAAGAGACATTATCGATGTTGTAAAAGCGCAACAATCGCATTCCCAAGGCTTGGGAATAATGAAAGGCAAAAGTCCTTTCTCTCTGGGAATGGATGTTCAGGCAAGGCTCTACGGCTACTCAATAGCTAAAACAAAAGAGGAAGCGTGGAAAGCGCTAACAAGTAAAGAGGTACACGCAGCCTTTATGGATGCAGGCGTTACCGAGAACCTCGTACTTAAACAATCCCTTAGACAGACTTCAGCACTTAGAGAAGTAGCATCAGGAAGCAAAGAAGGACTTAGACTACTACAGCAAGCGCAAGAAGGTAAGGGAGCGTTCCATGCTGCTTTAAGATATGCTTCAGCAGCAGAAGAAATAGGAAAGGTAACTCAAAAAGCAGAATTACAAAAAAGATTTTCTAGAGCTTGGCTAGATATTACTAAAGAAGGTGTAACCCACCAAAGTAATGGCTACAGGCTTGGTCAAGTAAAAAGAATAGATCCGCAAGGCGTTCCAAGAAGTGTTCCCATTGCAATACCGATGAGAACTCCTTTCACCAATATAGGTGAAGTAGTAGAGCATGTGAAATCTCAAGGCAAATATGCTTTGGTAGATGTGGCAAAAGTCGCATCTGACATGGAAGAAGATTTTGTAAGAAAAGGGTTCTTAGATGCTAACAGCAGAACCCACAATCCAGTAAATTCGCGCGAGTTCACAAATGCTTTAACCTCTCTTGTGAATTCAGGAAGCGAATATTTGGACGACCATTTTTCTAAGGTTGCAAACACAGTAAGCGGTCAATCAAAAGCTAAAATGTTTAGCGATATGGAAGCAGCAGCTGAATCAGGCGGAAGAATAGTTGGTGGAGATAAAGCCAAGTGGGCTGGCTGGAAAGCAATGGATGTGAAAGCTGGAAGAGTATTCAGATACGCAGGCATGTTTGCAGGTGGTGTAACACTATTAGGTGCACTTGCTGGGCATAAGCATGACGTAAGAAGACAAAGGCAAGGTCCAGAGACTTTTAGAACTATGAACTACGAGCGTTGGCTTGAAGGTCAAGCTGAATTCTCAAGCATGGAAATGCCACATAAAGGCGAATCTGGCTTCTTAGATAATGGTCTAAATGCACAAAGAAGAAAAAGTATGACTGACTTTGGTTCTCCATATAGAGGGCCAATAGCATCTACGTTTATTTTTGAACACCAAGATATGCTAGCTGAGCGAGAGAAATATATTCGTGAGGTTTATAACGTAAACCACTTCGACGAAAATAGTTCTATTGGACAGTATTGGAAGAAGTTTAGATTAGCTCCAGGAGGCGATGCCCGATCTGTCGGCGCGAGTATCAGAGACATGGTGCGCAGCAGCAGCGTTCACTATACAAGATACCAGCAAGCAGAAGGTACGAATTATGTAGATTTGGCTGGCTATGAAGGTATGGCTAAAGGTAACTTGTTAAAAGTAAATATTAACAACTACAAGCTCTCCGCAGAAGATGCAGATACAATTGTACTTAAACAAAAAGGGACAAATGCACTCTCTGACTTCTTTGGCCTAAATGAATCAATAAAAATTCGTATGGCTGGTATTGATGCTCCAGAAACCGCTCACGCAGGTAGATCTGCAATGCCTTATGCTGACAATGCAACTGCTGCTTTAAGGTCAATGCTTAATGGGGGAGATAACATTGAATTGTTAATTGACCCAAAAAACCAAACGTATGGACGTTCAGTTGGTTTCGTCTTTGCAGATGGCGTGAACTTGAACTTAGAACTCCTAAGAAGAGGTAGCGCTTCTTACCTTCCTTTCCGAAAGAAGGGTAGTAAAGAAATGTACAATTCACAGATTTTTTCTAGAACTGCAGCATTAGCTCAAGGTTCTGAAAGAAATATGTGGGGCATGCCTATGTACAAAGCATATGCAGATGTAGTAGCTGCTTCTGGCAGCACAATAACCTTCAACACATTAGTCAACCCTTCCTCAGTTGCCAAAAATGCAAACCTGATGTCTACTAGAGCATTAATGTGGTCAGCTCAAGAGCAAGGCTTTTACAACAATGCTATGGCTACTGAAGCGGCGTCTATAGGTGAACGATACTCCGAAATGGGTTTTGATGCAGACTATAAGGCTCCAAAGTTATTTAACTGGTCAAACACTCCACATAAAGATTATATGAATCAGTTACTTTTCGAAGGAGGAGAGCTTATGGCTACCAAAGGAGGTAGACATAAGTACAAGTTATCACATAGAATGGGTTATGGCTCTTTAGATAAAGCCTTAACTCTTGATACGCTTGGTACAAGTACTTCAATCTGGAACAAAAGAACTCCAGCTGCTTACTCAATGTATCAGTCAAATCATCGTAGAAGAAGAGAGGAGATGGCCCAACTTCAACGCCATCAAAATCATCAAATGTTCAATAGCCCAATCAACCACCACAGGATGTAGAAATGTTAGATTCCTTATTTAATTATGTAGAGCAAGGAGCTCGATTAAGCGCTGGCTTCTGGCCATTATCCCCTGAAGAGATAGCAAGAGCTGGTCTTGCACCTGCTGGACCCGGAGTCAGATACGAATCTTGGGGTCCTCATATTTTTAGAAATTCCATTGAGGGTGGGGTTGCTAACAGAGTGAAGATGCCAGAAGTAACTGGCCACAAGCTACCTGCAGGAAGGTTGGGTGGCTACGGGATGGCTGGTCTCGGCGTAGCTGGTAGCGCCTATAACGTGTACCTTGGTGCAAAAGAAGGGGGGATGGGTGGTGCAATCAATGCAGCCTACACAGATGTTGCCGTAATGGCAGCATCAAACGCTGTATTGTTTCCAAAGTCTACTCTTCCAAACATTAGTAAAGTTAAGCCACCGGGCATGATTAAGGGCTTTAGTACAATGGGTATGGGCTTCATGGGTGCACAAATGGGTGGAGAAATTGCAGGTATTCCAGGAACTTTTTTTGGAGCTATTGTTGGAGCAAAAATGGGAAGGCACCCAGTGATTACTGCAGCGGCGATTGGTTTAGGCATGGTAGGAAACTCTGTAGTTAAAAATGGTGTTAATTATTTAAAAGCTGGCTACCAAAGAGAAAGAATGAAAAGAAGGATTGATACTGCCGGTAGTACTGCTTCGTTTATGACTGGAAACGCTTTTACGCAAAGACAAAGAGCTGTGTCTGCAATGCAAAACTCACACCTTAACGCAAGAAGTGCTATGGGTATGGAAGCAACTTACATGCACCAGCCTAGAGACTACTTTTCAAACTATAGAAGGATGTAATGGATAAAAGACTTAAAAAACTCTACAGAACTAACGAATACGGGTATACGCATCAAGATCCTTCTGCCTCAATATCAGAAGAATTAGTAGAAGAGTTTGCTGAAAAGTATAACTTGAATACAGACGCACATAGAACTTGTATCAATTGTCAACTAAGACAAGTAGACAAGTATGGAGAATTTAAAGTCAATTGTGGTTTTATCAAAAGAGGACTCCCTAGAGGTTCTGCTGCAAAAGCAAAAGAAATAGCAATGCAGTCAGATATTCCGCTAGATCGAGCTAGAAAGATACTCTTGTCTACGATAGACCCAGTTGCCTGGGCAGAGTTAATGTTTGGCTTTAGCGACGATGACCCAAACTGGCATATTAGAGATTATCAGAAAGAGCAACTTAGATGTTCTTCTAAAAGAACCGTGGTTAGGGAAGGTCGTCGATCTGGAAAGACCTTCATTATTGCACTCAAACTAATTTATTACATATATAACTTAAGGCTTAGAAGAGGTAAGGATTCTGCTGGCAAAGAACTTTTTGCTGGACCAGAAATAATGGTAGTCACTCCCTACCAAGCACAGTTAACAAACATTTTTAACGAAATGGAAAAGCTTTTAAAAAGAAACGAAGAGCTATGCTCTTATGTGTCAACGTCTTCAGCTAATGGACTCTATGTAAAGAGTCCATTTTTTAGAATGGAGTTTAAGCTTAGCGATAATACTAAAGCTAAGATTTCAGGCTTTGTTTCTGGAATGGGTGTGAAAACTGATGGTTCTGGTGGTGGTACGATACGTGGTCAGAGCGCTGACATCATATATCTTGACGAAATGGATATGATTCCAGAAGAGATATTAGAGAAAGTAGTTACACCTATTTTGCTTACTAGATCTGACACAATAATGATTGCTACTTCTACCCCTATCGGAAAGAAAGGAAAGTTTCACGAATGGTGTCTTGAAAGAGCAGACTATAAGGAAGACTATTATCCATCAACAGTGCTTCCGCATTGGAGCGAGATCAAAGAAGAGCTAGAAGCAGAAAGTACTTCAGAAGGTTTTGTAGCTGAGTATATGGCTCAGTTTATTGAAGGTGGGAGCGGTGTATTCAAAATGGACTGGGTTCATAATGCAAGAGCAGATTATGAATACGCAGCTACGATGGATTACTCCTATCTTAGGACTAATTTAGGAATACCAGACCCTGCCAATATGATTAAGTGTATTGGAATCGACTGGAACAAAAACGCAGGAACAGAATTCTTTGTAATTGGATTCTCTGCTTCTGTTGGCAAGTGGGTAGCACTTGAAGCTCACAATGTCGGAGCTTCTGAGTATTCTGCAAAAAGATGGGTAGAGGAAGTCATTAGATTAAACTTTAAGTGGAAGCCAGACTACATCTACGCTGACGAAGGCTACGGTCACACAATTATAGAAGACTTAAAATTATTATCTCATAGAAAAAGAGGGAAAAGTCATAAGTCTGCCATGGACGAAGAAACTTCAAAAATAGTAGATCGTCTAGTATCTTTCAACTTTTCCAAGAACATAAATCTTAAAGACCCTCTTACTGGCCAGACAATAGTTAAGTCGGGAAAGCATTACCTAGTAGAAAATGCTGTACGAGTTCTTGAAGACAATAGATTCCACTTCCCACACAGGGACGAAGTTTTAGCAAAACAATTTCTAAACTATATCGTTCTCAGAAGGCATGCTACAACAAATAAGCCTGTCTATGGAATGGAAAAGAAAAGCATAGGCGATCACAGATTAGATGCAATGATGTTAGCTTTAGCTGGACTCTCTCTAGAAGAGTCCATCTATAGTAAGAATAACCTTCCTTACTCAAAACCAGGCTTAGTTGAAAGACGCAAGAAAAGCGACTGGTATAGTTCTCCTGACGATGATGTAGATCAAAACGCTAGAGCGCTTAAGAAAGCTGGGTTTCCAGGAGCTTTGGAAATCATGAGAATAATGAGAGGCGAAGGAAGTATTGATTCTGATAGATCAGTTAAACAAAAATATAGAACACAAGAAAAAACTAGAGAAAAACGCTCTAGAGGTGATATATTTCATAAAAAGAAAACAGAACCTAGTGTTTTAGAATCAATTCAAAATCAATCAAACCAGTTTAGTTCCCCTCAGCGTTCGGGACCCCGAAGAAGCAAAAGAGGAAGCAGAAGCTGGAAAAAGAAATAGGAGTTTAAAATGAGAGCAGCTACAAACTTAGTAGGCCAGGTTATTGGTGAAGGTGTGTCTACGGCAGGCTTCAAGATGGGCAGTAGTGGTCTTTGGGTGCCAAGCGGACCTACTAGAGCACCTAGAAGTAAAACCGTAATGCCAGAGGCAAAAAAATCGCCAGCAGTAGAAGTTCAAACCATGGGTCCTGCGTCATCTCGTCCAGGAAACAGAATGGCTGACTTCTTTGAAACAATGCAGGCGAATGCAAGCTTTCATCACAAAAGAGATGTCGCTAGTGGAGTAATCCCAAAAAACTCTCCTCCACCATCAGTGGGCCCCAAATTGGCTCCAGGCGTAGCAGCTAATAAGCCTGTTACTCCTCCTCCTGAAGGAGCAGTACACGGATCCTCGTGGTCTGCTGCTGAACATTCCAAGTCTGCTATGGGAATACAATCTGGGATGGGTCAGATTGGATCAGCTTTGGGTATGGGGCTTATTGGCGGTACAACTTCATATGCTACTGGTGGTGAATTTGGACAAGGTTTTGCAGTTGGTGCAGCTGGTGGCTTTGCTGCCAGAGGATTAAAAAGAGCTGCTTTGAACAATCAAGCTAGTCCAAGTGGTGGTTTGACAATGACTAAAAAGTTCGATAATGCAGATGGCGCTCGCGGAGTAATGTCTTCCGTGTTAAATAGTGCAGGCACAGGATTACAAACAATGAAAGCAAGAAATGCAATGATGGGTGGGGCAGGGCTTTCAGGAGTAATGTTTGGTGGACAAAGAGAAGGCAAGAGCCACAGTAGAGGGTTCAATCAAAGTAGAGGTAGTAGATTCTAATGGCTAGTGAAAGATTAATATTTTATAATGAAAACTATGAAGCTTTTGATGAAGATCCACTAAGATCATTTCATAACGGCCATATTGGTAATTCTCACGAACAGGTTTTCTTTTTAAGAAACAGAGATCCTTCAGTTTACTATACAGATATTGTTATAACTCCAGAAATGATTGGTGGCTACAATGATGCAGGTGAGTTCGGATTGACTGGTTGGGGGATTAAATTGATGTATGGGAAAAGAAGACCAACTGAATCAGAGTGGGACTTAGTCAAGTCTGGAGAAAGTATATCTATACCAGATATAGGAACTACAGAAGCTGCAGATACTTTTACAAATCATCCGATATGGGTTAGACTTTATTGCCCTGGTAACGAAAGTGCTCAAATAAGAGAGAACATGCAGTTAAGAGTTTCTTACTTCCTCAGAAAAGTTGGTGCCTAATGAGTAAAGTTGATGATGTTTTTAAAAGAATATATGACCCAACCAAGCCTAATGTACAAGATAAGCTGAAAAGAAATAATGGTGCGTCCCCAACAGACGCTTCTACAACTGCCAAAAGAGTTCTTAACAAAGAGTCACAACCCTTCAATTACAAAGATGATGGGTCTTTCTCTACACAGAAGCCTTTGACTATGGATGAGGCAAAAGTTGTCAACGATAGAATTGATGTTCTTAGAGCTCAAATAGATAGGATTAGATCCAAGACAGAAGCTGTTGAAAAGAAAATTTTAAACCAGCTGGAAGGAAATCCAGACTTGCCAACTTTTAAAATGGATATCTCGAAAAGACCTAAGTTAAGAAAAGCTACTAAAGTTGTCTTTGGATTCAAAGCAGATGAAATTAGCTTTACTATGTATAGACAAGCATTAGAAGAAAAAATTGCCCTAGAGAAAGAAGATTCTGATAGTATGTTTGAAGAAGATTCTGACAGTTCAGGTCAGAATATTACAGACTTACTCAAGGGTGTAATGTAATGGGTTTTTTAAAAGATGAAATGGATGGGAAGACTCCAGATGAAGAGGAGAATAAAGATCCTAAAGCTCTAGAAGAAACTTATCAAAGACTTTATATGAAAATTGGCAGAGATTTTGTTCACGTAGACGATCTTGCTGAAATCATAGAATCAATTATCAAAATAATTGACCCCAATGAGCAACACAATATACAAATTAAGCAGAACTCAGCTGTAATGACTAGAGCTGTTTTTTATAAAGATTTAATCGATTCTGGCGAGTCAGAAAGAATGCAAGCATTCGACTTAATAGATTTGACAGAAGACTAGTATGAGTAGTAGCGACGAACATTACAGGTATGTTTACCTTTCGCTTATTTGCCAAAGGTATGAACAAGCAGCAAAACGAGCTGGCACCAGAGAGGGTGCTACTGCAGCAACATGGCATTCTGTTCAAACTTGCTCAATGGCTGTGGACAGTACAGAAGTGTCTTTAAATCGTTTTGGAAAAGCAAACGATTTCTTAGCACAAAAAGCAAGTGAACAGGCGGCGAAAAGCAAAAAGAGCGTATCCGTACCCCCTGCAGGTAGAGGCGCCTCTCAAGGCTCAGGTGAAGAAAGTTTTTGTGATGCAGAAGTTGATATAAACTTAGGAGACCCTAGCAAGAACTCAGTACTTAATGTTTCTTTGGGTGGCACTGTTATTGAAAAGAGCCAACCATATAAAAGTATGCTTCAAAAGTCACTAGACGAAATGGGTGTATCTTCAGAGATATTATCAGCAGACGAAATCCTAGACTATTTTGATGATTGCTTTGATTGCGATCTTAAAACAGAGTTCAGTTGGCAAATTCAGCCTTTGAATTTATTGTTAGGCTTTGAAGACTTTTTGAAAGATATCGAAGAGATAATGGATGCCATTGGGAAAATGCTCGACCCAATGGACATGCTAGTCGACCTTTGTGATTTTTTTGACGGCTTTAGTCTGATTTGTATACCAGATTTAATTATGCTTCTATTAGCATTGAGCATGCTAATAAAGAAATACATAATGATGGCACTCAGTATTAGTATTGATTGGACTATGATTCTCGGACCCATTATCAAATGGATCGTAGATGCAATAGCTGCACTAATACAGCAAGTGATGCAATTGGTTATGGCACCAATTGATTGCGCAATTGGAGCCATGAGAACAGTTCAAGAGCTAATTGATGCTGCAGATGAATTGCAAGACACTATGATGGCTGCTGGTTCGGCTTTAGGCGACATGGTTGGTGGCAGTGGTCCCAACCTTTCCGTATCTCCCACTCCAGGCATAACTGCAACAACTGCAGCAAATATGCCTGGCGGCTTCATGGGTGGAGACCTTGAAGGAAGTGAAAGGTGGACCGAAAGTGGCGACCCCATAGAGACTGCAAACGCGGGTTTCTCGCTCGCAAGAGACGTTACCAACTCTGCAGGGCAAGCGGTATCTGATGCAACTAGTGGATTCTTATCTTTTGACAGAAACAGCTCTGGCGCTGCTTCAGAAAATGCTATGCCGGGTACTATTCCTACCGGCTTTACAGTTGGAGTTAGCGATACATTCCAATCCTTTATGGATAAAAGAAGAAAAAGCAGGGAAGACGGAACCAATAAAGTCCCAGCTATTGGAGATATAAAAACTTTTCAAAAAAGCATACTTGCATTGCAAGATTTTAAACAAATGATTGCTGACTTCTTTAGTCAAATACTTTTTGTAGTGAAGAGCCTCAATAGTCTTTTTGGTGGAAAACTTGCTTTGAATATAGAGGCTATGGGTATAATAATGCTAATTACAGACTTAATTAAATTAATTCAGATTGTTATAGCCCTAGGAAAAGGCGGATTAAAAAATTGTGATGACTTGAAAGAGAACCCTGAAAAAGTTATGCAAGCTATTAGTATAGTATATCCTAATGAAAAGCTTTCATTAACTTCCAAGGGGGATGCGATTCAAGTTTCAAACTTATATCAAGAAAGATTGATTCCTTTACCAGGTTGCACTGGTGACCTTACTGAAGAAGACAGGTCAAGAATCAGGAATAGAATTTCAAGAATAACAGGAAATTCATAATGAGATCAGATTTATTTAAATTAGCCTTAGGCGTTATAGAAGATAAAAAAGTATCTAAATCTTTAGAAGATTCTAGAACACTTTTTCCATCTAAGCCTGGAGTAATAAAGGTTGCTAATCGCGGGCTTCATTACACTGAAAGGCACAGGGGTAGCTGGTATAAGCCAGAGTATGATTTAGAAGAAATATCTATTGCACAAGATACAGACGGTTATATTTTTAGAGCAATTAAAAAGAAAACTAATAGATTCCTTGTTTCTGGTTTTGAAATCGTAGGCTTAAACGAAGATTACGTAAAATACATAAAGACTAGAGTTGCAGAAATGGAGATTGCTACAGGCAAACCATTTTCAATACTGCTGGCAGAAACTGCTTATGATTTAGTTCGATTCTCAAACTGCATGTGGGTAAAAGCTAGAGATGTGCGAGGCTCTAGAGGAAAAGTGAGAACCTTAACTACTGGAAGGACTGTTGATCCTGTAGCTGGTTACTTTATCCTGCCATTTGAAACCTTATATTTTAAAAGTTCTAAAAACGGTGAAGTGAAGAAAGTCCTACAGCAGACGCCAACAGGTGAAACTAAAGAGTTCTTTCCACACGATCTTATACACTTTTATGATAACAAGAAAGCAGGCTTTGCAATGGGTACGCCCGAGTTGCTTCCTGTGCTAGATGATATTGCACTGCTTAGAAGATTAGAAGAAAATGTAGAAGAGCTCATAGAGTCAAATCTTTTTCCGCTATTCCACTACACGGTAGGTTCTGATGAATTTCCAGAACGATATGGTCCAGAAGGCAAGAAAGAAACTGAAGTTGTAAGAGAGGCAATCGATTATATGCCTGCAGGAGGTGTCTACGTTTCAGATCATAGACACAGTATAAAATCAGTTGGTTCTGAGGGTAGAGCCCTTAGGATTGAAGGCTACTTAGATTATTTTAAGAAGAGAGTGTTTGCAGGACTTGGGGTCTCGTCTGTAGATATGGGCGAAGGTGACACGGCAAACAGAGCGACAGCAAACGTACTTTCTAAAAGTGCTATTCAAGACGTAGAAGCCCTTCAACAGATAATTAAAATATTTGTAGAGCATGCAGTATTTAACGAAATGCTTCTTGAAGGTGGCTACGAATTTGATGCATTTGACCCTATGAAAAGGGTCAACATTAAATTTGGTTCAGTAGACAAAGAGCAAAAAATTAAAATTGAAAATCAAACGATACAGCTCTTTGCAAACAAATTGATCACTTTAAGCGAAGCTAGAAAGAGAATAGGTGAAGCCCCAATGTCTAGTAATGAAATGGGAGAAACCTACTTTGAGCTTTTCGAGAAACCTTTAGCATTGTTGAAGGGTTCTTTATTTTCTACAAATGAGTCAGAAAATCAATCTGCGCCGGAAAATCAGTTTGGAAAGAAAACTGCACCGACACTAGATAGATTACTCTCAGATGAATACTCCTCTTCTATATCACTTATAGAAGATAAGCTATTTGATGGTCTCGCTGACTCAAATATATCGGCAGATGAATTGCTAGATATTAAAAAGAAAATCATTCAAGACTATAAATTTGAATACAATCAAATCAATTCTTTAATCTCTTCAAGACAGGACATAGTCGCTAACTCTAACGTCAGCGATATTGCTATATTTAATAATCTTAAAATAAGAATAGATGCAATAACAACAGTGTATGCTTGCAAAGCTTTTAATTACGGTGTTATAGTATCTGCAAAAATAAAAGATTCAAAAAGAGAACTAAACAGATTGATTGGTGTTGATAATGCCAAAATGGATAGCGATACTTGTATAAGGTTGCTGGATAGTAGTATAAATGTATATAGTATAGACTTGAATGAAATTCCGCCTAATTCTACTGCGCGATTTGATGCCCAGAGGCAAGTATGAGTAAACTAAAACTAGTTGATTTTATTAAAATAAACCCAGACCCTTCTTACGCCACTTTGTCACGAAAAGACAAGATAGGTGTAATTGATTCTTTATTTAGCAGAGCTGACGACAAAAAAGGCTTGTATGTTACTTACGACCTAAGTCATTCTGGAAGAAGAATTAACAACAGAATCTATACAGTGGCTGGTCAGCAAGCTGGAATTCAGAGCTTGTTAAATCCGTATCCCAAACCAATTATCCGAAACCATGATGAGCAAAATGAACCAATTGGAAGATTTGTAAGTGGCTACTGGGATGACACTTCTGAAGAAGCTATTGGCTTTTTTGATAACGTTAACGACTATATGAATGTTCAGTCAGCCTTTGACGCTGACGATCCAGAAAGAATCTATAAGGCTATGAAAAAATATGGCCTTTTAACTAGAAAGTCTTGGCCTGGATTGGGAAGAATGAGGGTTACTGCTAGAATTTCAGAGCAAGATGCTATTGAAAAATTCCTTGACGGCAGGTATATTACTTTTTCTGCAGGCTCAACAACAGACAGGCACGTTTGCTCTGTTTGTTTAAACGATTGGGCTTTAGGCGATATGTGTGAGCATAGGCATGGGAACATTTATGATAACGATTTATGTGTATTCGTTACTGGCAAATTTGAAGTTCTTGAAGGATCTGTAGTCAATATGCCAGCAGATGATTTGTCTCAAGTCTTATCTATGGAACTTTCTGATTCTGTTCAGATACAAGATCTTTCAACAATTAAAGTTGACAAGCATACTGTTTATTTGACAGATTCTATGTATTCTATTAAAGATAATACGAATATTGGTGCTTCTTTAGAAGATGTCAAAGATATAGAAAGCAAAGAATACGATCATATGTTAGACATTTCAGAACAAGCAATGAAGACTCTGCACTCTTCAGGAGAGGCAGAGATAATTACTAAGTCTGGTAAGGAAGAAATCAAAATTAAGCTTACTTACGATAATGATGTAAAAAGCTCTGTAAGTGATGATTCGCTTAGCGTGTTGCAGTCCTTACAGAAAAAAGCTGCAAAGCACAATTCTAATTGTGCAGAGAGCAATAAAATTGAATTTAATACATTGACGACTGTTTATGATAGAGGTATGAAATCATTTCCAAAATCAAAGTCTAATATTTATATAAAAAGAGGGTGGGCCATGGCTAGAGTTAATGCATTTTTAACTTTAGCTAAGGAAGGCAAGCCTAGCAATCCAAAATATACAGTTGATAATGATCTATTACCAGCTGGTCATACAATGAAAAGTAAAGGAAGGGAATGATGGAAAATCATGACAATGAAACAGAAATCGAAGTCGATTCCTTAACTGGAGAAGATGAAACTCTTACTGCACCAGCTGTTGAACCGACAGCCGAAGAGCAAGAGGAGCATGACGCTTCTTTCGGTTCGGAAGACTCAGATTCTGCTGAATTAATCGACGACGCCAATCCTGAAACTGAAGCTATTCTAGACTCAGTTGAAGAAAAGGTACAAGAATTAGAAAATACTCCAGCTTCTGAAGAGCCATTGAATTTCGATTCAATTGTTGAAGCGGTTGCTAAGAAAGTTCTAGAAACTATCGCAGGAGCACAAGATGAAGCAAAAGCCAGTATTCAAAACCAGGCCGATGCCAATAATCAAGAAGAAGAAGAAGAAGAAGAAAGTAAAAAAGAAGAAGTATTAAAAGATTCTACTTTTTGTGGACCGGATAGAACTTATCCGGTTGTAGATGCAGAGCATGCAGTGAGCGTTCTCTCTAGAGCCGAACAGCATGCATCGCCTGCACTCTATAGAAAGATTGAAGAGTGTATTTCTAAAAAGTCCGATGAACAAGGCTGGGGTTTACCATCTTGTGAACGTGACTCTGAGTGGTCATCTGAACTTAAGCAAGAAGCTTTAAACAAAGAAGCTTTGATTATGGGTTGGGAAAATAATTCTAGCCAAGAGCTGAAAACAGATTATACTAATGCGCTATTGAGAGTTGAGGATTTGGAAAAACAACTGTCTCAAGCTTTAAATTATTTAAATAGTAAAGTAAATAAAGAAATTTCTTTACAAAAAGAAGATCCAAGACTTGCAGATATGGTAGAGTGGTTTGATAGTATTAAGAAAGATGATACAAATGTTCAAAGTAACGAAGTTAAGACTGTAAAAATGATTGAAAATCCTTCAATCACTACAGCAGATGACACTTCCTCACCAAGAGAAAGTGTTGGATCTAAAAAATTAGGAGCCTTCGAAAAGAAGGTAGTAGAAACATATTCAAAATTACTTGAAAAAGATGGACTGAATTTTGCTGAGAATTATCTAAAAAGCAAGAGGCGCTACTTAAGGCGTGGTTTTCATCCCAAAAATTACATCCAATTAGGAGATTAAAATGGCTGTTAAAAGATTTTCGAGTTCCTTTAGAACTCGTGATGATGTATTCGATAACATTACGCCAAACAACATAGTAGTTACTCCAACTGGTGGTGTCGCTGTTCCTGCAGGGGAATTTAAGCCCGCCGACTGGCTACCTGTTGCTTGGCAAGGAACTGCTTCCCAGGACTATTTCGTTATAGGTTCTGGAAAAGTAGTTTCTATGACAAAAAGAGGCAATATTTGCCTTGGTGGTCTCAACGCCACTATTAACGCTGGAACTGCTGCCGTTGGTGATGCTTGCATCACTTACACAAGTGCAGACGTTGAAGCTAAAACTAAGAACGTTACCACTGGTCAAGACGTTACAGCTCTAGAAGTTGCTGCAGGTGCTCTTAGCCTTGCAGACGTTGCAGATGGCCTCGTTGATCGAGGTTTGGTAAGAGAAGAAGTTTGCGGAACAGGTGCTCCGTATGACAATACTCTTATTGCTGACGTTCAAGCTGTTCTGAATGATTTCATCTCAGCTCCAATTGGAGTTTCAGCTTATGATGTTTATTCATGGGGCGGTGAGCTTACAGATGAGCGTGGACTCGATTTCACAAACTATCAGAAGCAACACTTGGTTCAGTTCTTTACACAAGCGCAAATGCAGATGCCAGTTATTGGCCTCGCTCAAACAACTGGTGTAGACGTTTCTGGTGCCACTGCTTTTGGTGCCTCAGGTACTAGCTTCCCGGCTTCGGTTGGTGGTGGAGTGGTTTGGGCAAGCTCAGCAGAGCTTTCTGCTCTTGCACGCTACAGTGATGACGATAGAGCTTCAATGCTAATTGAGGCTGGTGACCCTGTCATTGGCTACGCTTTAGCAACTGATAGTGCTGGCGGCTCGCTAGCTCGCCATACAGATCGTACCCCATTTGCTGATGGGGCTTCTGCTGGCATCTTTACAAACAAGAGAGACAACGTTGCTTCTTTACGTAACTCTGGCGATTTCTTTGTAGACGCTGAAGCTGGACTCGTTATTGTTCGCTCTGATGCTTGGGATGCTACTGGTGCCTCAAACACAGGCTTAGCTACAACGCTTAGCTATTACCATCATGACTCTGCTACTCCTGCTGCTTCTTCAGATGACCGTCTTGTGTCTCTGCTTGCAGTTACCGATGCAAAGCCAGGAGATACTATTGGATTCGACGAATGGTCAAACTTGACTGTCGATGCTACTGGTACTCTTGGAAGAGTTATCGCTATTAAGGAAGAGCCAAGAGGACTTATGGACAGAGTTCGTACAGGATTCGAAGGCAGCAGTTTCGATGCATCTATGCAGATGCCCGGTAGTGCTACTGGTGGATTTACTGATTTAATAACCCTAAGCAATGAAACAGTAGCCGACCGTGTCGCTGTTCTGTTGGTTAACTTTCTATAGGAGACGAAAATGAGTTTCAAATTAACTGATGGTCGCGTCTTAGAGCTACCCTCGAATGAGGATGCAGCTGCTCGTTATGTAGCAGATATCATCCTAAATAGAGGTCACCTTCCAGACAGTGACGAAAGAATCGAATGGTCTACTTTTGCAGAGACCATTTCCCCTAAAAACAGAGACCTTGTAAGAAGTTCAGAGATTACTCCTCTTCTTGCTAAAGCTACTGAAATTATAATCCGTGAGCCACTCGAGCCTAACATGGTTATCACTGGACTTTACAATAAAGTTCAGTCTCAAGGCCTGAACACACAAGTTCTAGCTGGAGCCATGGGTGCTGTTTACGCTCAGGATATTCAGGAGCATGGTCAGTATCCAGAAGTCAACTTCCAGATTGGTGGTGCAGTAAGCACTGCTTGGATCGGGAAGTGTGGTATCGCTGCTGCTTTCACTGATGAAGCACTTCGCTACTCGACTTGGGATATCATGGCAATGAACCTTCGCCTTATGGGCCAGGCTCTTGTTCGCCACAAGGAGCAAAAGGCTGCTTCTTTCCTCCAAGCTCTTGGTACCACCATGTACGACAACCGCACTCCAGCCAATTCACTTTATGGTGTAACTGCTGGTCGTGATGGTGCTCTTGCAGGTAATGGTTCCATGACAATGGATGATCTCATGAGAGGTTTTGCCCACATGAGTCAGGAAGGATTCACACCGAATATCCTACTTTGTCACCCGCTTCAGTTCTACTCTTGGTTGCAAGATCCAGTTCTAAGAACTATGATGCTTGCCCACGGTGGTGGAGCTTGGTTTAACCAGTATTCTGGTAATCCAGGTCCTCAAGCCCCTTGGGGTAACGGAGCTATGGGTGCCATGGGTCCAAGTGCTGGTCGCGCTCTAGTTCCAGGTGGATCTCCTTCTGGTGATCCAGCTTCAGCTGTTGAAGCTTACAGCCAGAACGCTACTTCTGCACCTAATGTCCCAGGTTACTTCCCCTTCAACTTCCGCGTTGTTGCTTCACCACTCGTACCATTCGATGTTGATGCAAACGTTGGCGATGTATTCCTCCTTTCCCAAGGGAACGTTGGCTTCTACATGGTTGATGAGGATCCTCAGACTGTTGAGTGGCGTGAAGAGAACGTTGACGTTGTCAAGGTCAAGATCCGCGAGCGTTACGGCTTTGCTGTAGCACACGAAGGTCAAGGCGTTGGTGTCTTCAAGAATGTATTCGCTGGTAGAAACTACTTCGATGGCAATGTTGCTGTTAACGTAGATCCTGCAGGTGCCGGTTACACTGGTGACGCTATTCCTCTGCCTCCTGGCACAGCTACTGTATAAGCTTTGAGTTAAGTTTTAACTTAAGGCCTCTACTTATTGAGGGGGGTGAGGCTTCTCACCCCCCTTTTTTAATAAAACTACCTTGGAGATCACATGGGTTGGTTTAAAACCGAAGAAGAAATCAAAGACAGTAAAGTTATTGATATCAGAAGTAGAAGAAAAGGTAAGCTAAGACGCAGAGTTAGTAAGATTGAAGAGGAAGGAGAATTTGTAACAATCGAAATAAGAAGCGATCTGTTACCAGAAGTAAGCTTCATGGAAGAAGAAGAAACTGTAGAAGAGGAAGAAAATGTCAGCACCGTCTATATCAGCAATATATCCGAATGATGAGGCTACAGGAGTACCTGTAGGAGCAACTATACAGATCACCTTTGATCAAGGTGTAGACTTGCAATCTGTTAAAGATTGTGTAGTTGCTTACGGCCCAGACTATGATCAAACATCGGGTCCTGATTCTGCTACCTGGATAGACTCAGATACTGGAAGCAACCCTTTCTTTCTGAATTCTCCCGGATTTACAGGAACGGTAGAATGTAGTTTTGATTTTGTTTATGTTGATGTGACTGGAGCGGAAATAGATCCGTCACCAGAATATACTTCTTCTACAGATGAAGGTGTCAGCAGGCATAAGTTGTTACTTAGGCCTAAGAGCTTATTGAAGCCAGATACAGAGTATAATGTATACCTTATTGGCGATAGTTCAGATGGCACATCAAGGGGGATATCTCACAGAACTGTTTGGGATCCAGACTATACTGCTGTAGTTTCAACTACAGGGCTGCTTCATACATATGGAAGCTATGAAGGAACCTCTGACGACCAATATAATATTAAAATTACTCAAGCTGGCGATATAGGAACTGCTCAGTATAAATACTGGCCAGCTTCAGATATAGAAGCTAACGCAGTAACTGGAAGAGTTACTTCTAGAAGATTCAGAAGGCTTGACGCCGACAGTGGCGTTCAAGTTAGATTCAGTGGCTCAGGCTTTGCTGTAGATGACATTTATACTGTCAACGTAAGAGCAAAAGCTCTAATGTCGACTTCATATAGTTTCAGCTTTACTGCTGGCAGCGCAGCGATAACAAGCGTTCCAGAAACAGCTTCTACTTCTATAATAGGCACAGAAACATCACTTACAAGTGATGCCACTGCTTTGACAGTTATAGAAATGCTTCCTTCAGATGGAGCTACTCATCAATCTTTTAAAAACAGAACTATTACTGTTACTTTTTCAGAAGAGTTAGATGTCAGTACTGTAACTGATGCAACTGTAACTGTTCTTGCTTATCCAATATCAGGCAATTTCGATACTGCATTAAGTAATGCAGGAGAACCTGTAGAGTTGGCTAAAAAACTAACAGTCAGTGATGATATACTGACTATAGAACTTTAAGGTAAAGAAATGTCTACTAGAGCTTGTGTTAATCCTGGAGATTCGGTCACATTGAGAATGACCCTCAGAGATGCTTGTGGTGAATTCATAGATGCAGACTCTGCACCAGAATGCCACGTATACCCTGGCTCAAGCTCTGTAGATAGCGCAACAATAGCTGCTGAAGTGGATTCTGGAGTGTATACATCGGAACTAGAAGATATAAGTGTCACTGTCGCTAATATATCTACTGGGTTTTATGAAGCAACCTACACTGTTCCCTCTAGTACTTCTGCTGGAGTATTTCAAGATGTCTGGGTTTCTCAAGTTTCAGGCAACACGGTTTATGCTGTATTAAATTTTAGAGTTGAAGAGCCTCCAGTAATATCTATACAAGATATTGCTAAAAACACTTTAATTGTAGTAATTATAGAAGATACAGTTGCTGGAACAAGTGGTAACACTTTAGCTTCAGATGAACAACTTACCTTTTCAACGCAATATCGCCCTTATTATGCTTCACCAGACTTATTGAGACTCGAGTGTGGCAACTGGGTCGAAAGTATTCCAGACGACACATTGAGCTTAATGATTCATTGGTCTTCTATAGAGGCAGACAGAATAACTCATGGTCCAGTAGGAAGTATGCTTTCTATGGCTAGGGTTAAGTTTGTAATATACGACGCGGCGCTCAGACTACTCTTGCTACCTGCAAACGTTGGTGGGAAAAAGAAGAATCTTGGAGATTTAATGATCTCCAACTCTTCAGATGCAAGAGCTACTATTAAAGATATTAAAGATAGTAGAGATGAGTGGTGGCGCGTTGTAAACGCTGGTGGAAGCATTGTTCCTGGCCAAGGGTTCAGTCCTGAAGTAGCCGTAAAAGGAAAACGCGATCCAGACCGACGTAGAGTCGGAAGACTTTGGCACAATCCTGTAGACTTTTACTATCCAGTTCCAGCTGGAAACAAAAAGCTTAGAAGGACGAGTCAGAGAAAATTTAAAACTGGTTATGTTAATCGACGCCCTATAGGCTCGAACGAACCAGATGACGAGTAATAAGAATGTCTTTCAAAAGAAAATTATTTCCAAATAGATCGCAAACTAACAACCCCTCCAGTTCTGGTAGGGAAATAGACTTGCGTTCTGAATTTGATGAAATAGTCTTTGGAGGCCCAACTTCTCTTCCTCACGGAAAGACAGTTTTAGTAAGAAGAGCTAGGTTAGACTCAGATGACAAGCCAGTGGCTTGCGTTTGTAAAGATGAATTAACAAAAGAAGCTGATCCTGATTGCAAATTTTGCTTAGGAGAAGGTTTCTATTGGGACGAAAAGAAAGAAACGTGTTACTCTACTTATGTAGGTGCAGATGGTGGTCTCTCGACTAGAGTTCGTCAGCTATTTCCGGGTCAGATTAGAGTAGATACAAAAATCTTCTACTTTAGGTATGACACATCTATCTCTTATAGAGATAAGATAGTTGAGATAGAACTTGATACTGAAGGAGACATAATAGTACCATATAGTAGAGAATCGATTTATAAACCACAAACTATAAACAAATACCGCGCAGATTATGGTCGCATTGAATATATCGCTATTCATTGCAGAGAAGATGACGCAATAAGGCTAGATAAGTAATGTCTGAAATAACAACACTAACAGAAACTGTACCAGAAGAGCTTCTTGATGAAAGAGAAGTCTTTCAAGTGTCTGTTGTTGAAGGTGACTCAGTTACTCATAAGTATGAAGTAGCTACTAAGCTTACAAATCCTTGGGAATTTGACGCGAGTAGATTCTTACCCAATACAACACCAATGAGTTTGACACGTTTTTTTGAAATAGCATCTGATATTATTAAAGATGCTCAAGAAAGAGACGCAACAAATTCTGAAAGCACTGTTTCGCTGGTAGAAGAATATCCACCAGATAGAATTAGTGATTTTGGTAATGAAGTTATTTGCTTTAGGGTTCTCAAAAGAGAGCCTGCAAATATGAATACAAAAGGTACGGGAAGACCACAAAGAAAGAGTATCCACTCTTATGAAGCAAGAAGCGCAGACTATCCAAACAAAGCAGTAATAGTAGAGTCCAGACCAATAGACCATTTAATTGAGTTCTCTTGTTGGGCTAAAACAAATAAGCTTGCTAATGAAAGAGCACTTTGGTTGGAAAAGTTATTTGTAAATCATGCTTGGGCTTTTGAAGTCCAGGGAGTGGAAAGATTTTTTTGGAAGGGTCGAGGACCCGACACTTACATGACCTCTGGAGGTCAAAGATTATTATATCGCCCTATCAACTTTTTTGTTAGATTTAGGGAGTTCGAATTAAAGGCAACACCGTTGCTCAGAACAATAGAATTCAGTGCAGGTATTGATTTATCAGAATCTGAAATGAAACGCAATTTATAATTATAGGTTTTAGGAGGTCTTATGCCTTACGAAAGTATACCAGGAGTTGGAGCCACTTATTTAGATGGTGCATTCCATTCTCCTTCAGTTTCGACACAGCCAAGAATAATAATTCTTGGTTCAGCAAGCAGTGGTTTAACTTACAGACTATACAATGTCCGTAGTGTGTCTGCTGCAGAAAAAGAATTTGGCGCTACAGCCGAAATAATGAAGCCTCTTCATGAGGCGCTTGCTCAAGGATCCGACAATATTGCAGTGATGCGTATTGGTGGTCAAAAGGGTGCCTTTTTGGCACTCGAATCTGGAGTGCAAGCTATCTCTATTACTCCCGAGTATAGAGATGAACAAATCCTAGACAGGTACTCTCTTATCGTTACTGCTGATTCAGCTGGTGACCCGAGAATACTTCTCTGGGACAGAGAGGATGGTTCTTGGGCTTATGATAGCTCAGAAATCCTTGTCGTAGATATTGGAGTATTAAGTGTTGTTGTAGATACTGCAGCACTTGGTGCCTTCACTATTGGAGATATCAACAATCCAGATGATCCAGATTTAACACCAGTGCTTGCAGATCTTGTTGGTACTTTAGGTGCTTCAACAGAAGGTCCGTTTGCTTCGGTAGTCCCAACATGGTCAGCCGGTACTTGGACTTATCTTGGTTCTGCTGCTGGCGATGATGGTGCGGCAATGTCTTTACTTGAAAGATATGCTGCACTTGAGCATGCATACTCTATGCTTGACTATAGAGATGGAGACTATGTTATTCCATGTGGGACTTATGTCGATTCACGAAATATCGTAGATCAAGACAACTTCTCTCACTGGTCTACTGCATCAGGTTCTGCTCTTTATACACCAGACTATTCGTCAGTACCTACTGCTGGCGATACAGCTAACGATGTTCTTGGTTGGTTGTGGCAATACCAGTATCGAGGAAAAGTTTATACTTACTTCCTTGATGATGGAGATCCCGCTTTAGCAACTAATACACTGACTCATGCACAGTTAACAGGTGACACTGTCCCTGCTGCCGTTGCAACAAAGTGGGCTGCTGCCACAGAAGCAGAAGTAAGAGAATGTAGCTATGCTCACCAGCTTGCTAGTTTTTGTTACAGAGCTTCTACTGTATGGAAGTCAATGCTTGGATTTATCTCTTTCTCTCCACCTGCAGCTTATGACAGAATGACTGTTGCTGAGTGGGCAGGCGAGCTTCCATCTTATACTTACTTTGGAACAGATCTTGGTATTGACGGATCCGCAGATGGTGGCGATGGTGTGCTTGGTCACACATTCGTTGGTGGTCAAGCTGGTTACAGAGATGGTATTCTTGACGACTCAACTTCTGGTGATGGTGCTGCTTACGGTGGTCTCATTCTTACAAAAGGTGAGTCTTTGCCAAATGGAACCAACTTTGTTTACGGTATAGGAGATGCAGATGAATTGCTAGATGCTAATGACAAGCCAGTTGATATTGGCAAGCATGTATTGTTTAGCTATGAGCACCCAGTGCACAGAAACTCATACAATGGTGGCTCTAATTATCGTGGACAGTTTTCAGCTAGTCTTGCAGGCAAGATTGCTGTTACCCCACAAAATGAAGAGCCAATTGGTATCAATGGTAGAGTTAGAAGGGTTAGTTCGCCAATCAGGCTCCGAGGCCCACAAATGAACCAGCTTGCAAGAGCTAGAACATGTGGACTTAGAAGAGAAGATGGCGTTGGCTTCATTATTGTTTCGTGCAGAACTGCAGCTCACCCCAATTCAGACTATACAAGATTGTCAACAATTAGATCCGTTAATAGACAGATTGATGGTATTAGAGACATTGCCAAGAATTACATTGGTAAGGAATTCTCAAGTACTAGACTTATGTCTTTACAAACTGCAATTGACGGCTTCTTGAAGGCAGAAAAGGCACTCGGCTTTAACCAGGGTGCTATTGCAAGCATGTCTTATACGAGACAAGACAAAATCATGGGTAGACTTACAATTAAGTTGAAAATGATTCCACCGTTCTCTATTGAGGCAATCACAATCGAAACTTCTCTTGCAGCAGAAGAGACAGAGCTAACAAGCTAGGAGATAGAACATGGCTACAACAGCATTAGAATTATCAAGAACTTATACAAGTTTTTCAGGCGTAGATATCAGAGCCGTTATCGATGGCGAGACCGTAGGTCAGCTCCAGGCTATCTCTTATGCAGTACAGCGTGAGAAGGCCCCCATATATGTTATGGGTAGAGTTGATCCACTTTCTTTCTCTCGTGGCAAGCGTGGTATTGCCGGGACTCTTATTTCCCTTTTACTCGATCAGCACATTCTGTTTGGAACACCGTTTTCCAATATGAATTTCCTTGCTGACAAAGATGAGATCTTCTCATCACCTGCAGATCTAAACGATGCTTCAAGCACGGCTGATCTAACGGACCCCGCTGGAGTCACATTCGATGCGGCAGATATCGGTGACAACTTTACTGTTAGAGGCGCATTTTATGTAGACCAACTTCCACCATTCGATGTAACGATTGTTGCTGCTAACGAATATGGAAAGGCTGCTACTATGCGTATCTATGGTGTTGAAATTCTCAACGAAGGTTCTGGTTTCTCAATTGACGATATTGTTATTGAAAATCAGATGACTTACGTTTGCAGAACTATACTTCCATGGCAGCAGTTAGGTCAATGGGACATGAGTACGGCTGGATCATCAATGGGCGCGCCTTAATATTTAGTTTAAAAGTTGCAGTGGGAGTTTAGGCTTCCACTGCAACTACCTATTGGGGCTTCCATGGCATACTACGATCAAAATAGATACTCTTTTTCAGGTTCAGATGTAGCAGCATTCGCTTACTATGGGCATACTTCTGCGCCTAGTGAACACGATATTGCTCAACTTAGAATACAGAAGGCCAGACTTGCGGCGATCAACACGGACTCTGTAGTAACTGCAGCTGGAAGTGAGATGAGCGCTGTCAGTGGATCTGGCAGAGCACTTGCGGCAGAATCAACTGACACGACTATGGCTGGACCACAGGAGCTAGGAGGAGAGAGGCGCTACATAGAAGCCTTGCAAAGCGACATAAACAGATTAGAAGAAAAGATTAGAGCTGGGACACCAGTTCATTTAGAAAGTCTTGCAACTGTCTCAATCTCAATACATGAGCCGAAAGCTCCGGTAAGAGCACTTGGGCATAGAGGAACTAAAGGCTTTGCAAGGTCAGTAAGAACCATTGCTGGGACAATGGTTCTATTAGTCGTAGAAGACCATCCACTTAGAAAACTTGCATATCAGCCCCAGTCAAAATTTAATCCATCTGATAGTAGCTTTTCTTTAGACATGGATTCATTAGGCCAAGGCGGTTATCGCCAGCCAGGTACTCTGGATACTTATCCAGGGAACACTCGCATATCTACACTTCTCAAACCTTTTGACATGATTCTGCGTTATCAGTCAGAAGTGCTTCCAAAGTCAAAAGTAAACTTTACAGTTAGTGCAAATGAGGCTGTAGAGGCTTTTAGAGAGGAGCACCCTTCAGAAACAAATTGGCCTGATCCCGTATTAGACGGAACCAATATAGTAAAAGACGCACAAGGAAGAAGCAGAGCAGCAAGAAGAGACAGAAGGCTTTCGATGAAAGATCCATATCTTGGAGTTTCTTCAGTTGCTTTTAACGTTCCTAAAGTTGCAACTATGATGATCGAAGGGATTGAAATAATATCAGAAGGGATCACAACTTCAGTAAACGATATGGTGACAGAAGTCGTTATACAGTTTGTAGCGCAAGATGTTAAACAATTAAGCACAATTCACGAAAGCTCTATACTTTCTTACCGTCCAGATGAACTTCCTCCAGAAGTCTTTGCTCAGTTGAGAGGTGAAGCTGAAAGCATGACTAGTCAAGTTCGTGGGGACATTAAAGACGGTATGAAAGCGCAAGAAACAGCCCTTAAGTCCAGGCTGAGTAAGGCTAGAGCTACCAGAAGAGTGATTAGAGAGGCGCAGAGCCAAGAGGGTGTTGAACTTCCAGCAACTATCAACGGTAGGCCACCTGGCTATGATGTAGGATAGTGAATAATGGCTACTAATTTTTATCCATATGATTACTTTTGCGGTGCTAACGTCTTCATAACTGTTGACGGTCAACCACTGTTGGAAGCTGCTGGCATATCTTATACTGAACAAGACTCTATGCAGCCAATATACGGCTATTCTTCTCGTCTGTTTGACGCTGTAGCTCCAGGACAAAAGATCATACAAGGTACACTTGTTGTCAACCAAGTAGATCCAGATTATTTATTTGAATCTATACTGATGGGTAGAGATACTAGTGGTAGTCCATTAGAGGAGCTCACACGTAGCGCTCTTGTAGATGATGAAGGTGTAGTTATTACACCTGGAGATCAGCGCCCACCTACTTACGCAAGGAATATAGGCGATTTGTGGAGAACTGGTGGAACTGGTGGAATAGCACAAAATGGATATGAAGCTGCAGACAGTGGTGTATTAGACATAGACAAAAATATACAATTTCTTACTTCTGAATTGCAATCTCACTACTGGGATAGGGCTGGCTTATTGAATATGACTCAAGCGGAAGCTGAGGCTGCTGCACGTGGGGGACAACAATATAGAAATACTGACTTGACTCTTATTGGTCCAACAAACATTAAAATTGAATTTGCCAACCAATTCAATGTAGAGCTTCACAGTGCTTTTTTTGTAAGTAGGTCTTCAGGTATACAGATAGATGAAAATGTGATATTAGAAGAGTATAGTTTTTTCGCAAGAGCACTATCAGTAGGAGATTAATGATGTTGCTTGAGAAAGGTACAAAAGTTTATTTAAGTGAGGTGGGACATTATAACTTTTTCTATCCCGATAGAACAAAAGTTGTTATACTTAATCAAGACACCAAAGCTATAAAAAAGAACTTCCTTTCAGGGAATTCAAGAGTCAACGATACGTTGACAGCATATGAAATAAAAGATATTATAAACAATACTAAAGACAACATTATTGTCTGGATATAATCAATAGGAGATATTATAATGCCAATTTCTGCAAAACAAGTTGGTGAGACTCTCGCCGTTGGAGGCGAACTCTCACAAGACCAAGTACAAGCACTTAGCAGTATTTCTGTAAGTGCAGAAGATGTATTGACCAATTTAGAAGATTTGAATGATGAAATTGTCGAAAGTGGATACGATGTAAATAACGCAGAGCAGCAGGCTCTACCAAAAACTGCAGGGCCGAAGGCAGCAGCGCCCACGGCAAAAAGAGTAAAGAAGCAGCAAAGCAAGTCTGCTTTACGGACACAAATTCCGCCAGAGCGTCAGCCCAAAGGAGCAGCAAATATGGACTTTGATCAAGAATTAGAAGCAGCAGCAAATGAGCTTGATGCTAGAGCTACCAGCGCAGATGCAGATGCAGCTGAGGTAGAAGGTGCAGACACCATGAAAGGACAAATCATGGAGCTACTTTCTAATACCCCAGGAGCACCTAACCTCGCTACTATTGAGAGATGGAAAGCGCAGTTGGGAAAAAATGCTGTACATGTAATGGCTTTCGGTGAAGGCGATGTATATATCTTTACACACCTTAAACGAGGTCAGTGGAAGAAGATTCAAGAGTTAATGGCTAAGGCTCAAGAGACTGGCTCAACTGACGTTGAAGATGCTCTTAAAGAAAAAGTTGTAACTTATTGTACTTTATGGCCAAAGCCACTTCCTGTTGAGTTCTTTTATAACTCAAAAGCAGGAGTAGTAGATAGCCTTTATCAGGTGATACTGCTTAATTCATACTTCCTGTCACCACAGCAAGCGATGATGCTCACAACGCAGCTATAGAGTTACAATGGATATAGATGCCATTATAGAAGCTAGTGGCAACTTATACCAGACTTGGTTTCCCAATGAAGATATTAAGCTGTCCTATAGGTTGCTATCTATACACGAGTATAAGGTTTTCAGAAGCCTTAGAGAGGCTGGGGTTTATTCAGAATTCGAGCTTTGGGACTTAGTATTTGAGCGTTGCTATATAGGTAACTACAGATTATTGTCTGATAACTTGTCAGCCGGCCTCACTATGTCAGTGGGTCGGCTGATTCTGTTTTTATCTGGAGACTGTGATCAAGAAACCTTAAGAGATGATTTGGCTGTATTGAGAAGACAGCATCCATCCGATACTGTATTTGAGTATATGAGATCTGTAGTAATGACTGTTTTTAGTTACAAGATTCAAGAAATGGAAAGTTGGTCAAGGCCAACATTCTTAAGAAATTTTACTATTGCTGAGAATATACTTTCTAAACAGAACCCAGATTATGAAAAGCTTGATTTGTCACAGATTAAGACTCTTGAAGAAGTTCGAAGTGAAAGTAAGCGGGACCAAGGTCACGGCATTGACTTTGCTGCAGATAACAGAGCTATCAAGAAGGCTATGGGAGCGTTCGATATTGAAGAAGCTCAGCAAGGCAAATTGAGCAAGGGGCAGTTACGTAAGCTAAGTCAAAGGAGGTAACGCATGGCATATCAACCATATTCTAGTGCATCGCCTATATGGAGCTCTGAAGAATACACTCCTTGGTCGCCCCCTCAAGAAGGGTTTAAAAACTTAGCTGTAAGTGCAGCTTTAGGTGCTGGTGCTTTTGGCGTAGCAGCCAATACAAGAGTAGGTAAAGGACCGCAAGGTCAATCTAGGTTCGGGATAGACTTAGCACAATCGCATTGGAGAGCCTTTGCTGAAAGAACTCCTTTCTCTTTACTGAATACTTTTAGAGTCTCTGAGTTCTTATCGCCTTTTACATCTGGTGCAGCCAAGAATTTAGATGTTGGCAAATCTGTAATTGATGCAACAAAAAAAGTTGGCTTCTATGAATATGGAGCTGAGTTTACATCCACAGATGAAACAAAACAATACTTAAGACAAATAATTGGTGAAGAGAATTTTGCAAAAGCAGGGATGGATTTATCTGATTTTGAACTCAGATATGAGCAAGATCTAAACTCTAGAACAGGTAAGCTTTTAAGTAGGAGAATGACTCCTAGTATAGGTGGCAAGTCTACAAAAGGCAATTGGACAGTTGTCTCTAATAAAGCTGCATTAATGGAGACAGCTCCATTTGAAGCAGATGTTTTTGAAAAAGGAATTCATAAAGGCAGGCATTCCACTTCTGCTAAAGTTAATACTGCTTTCTATTCCGTATTGCAATCACTTGGCATTACAGACAAATGGGGCGTTGGCTCACAAACTAAAGCTGATAGACTTTTTGCTAATTTTTCAGAAGGTCAATTTAAATCTAGAAAAGGTTTTGCTCCGATCCCGCTTGAAAAAGCGGGGGCAATGGGAGGCGCAAAGCTAGCTGCTAGCTATGCACAAGTTCCCCTTGCATTTGGAATGGAAAGGTTCAACAGGCTCCTGCAAGGAGTAATTGAGCAAGTACCATTTTTACAGAACGCAACACCACATCTTGAAAAAAGCTTAGGAATGAAGCTTGGCGTTACTTCTGGTAAGCCACTCAACATGTTCTTAAGGTATGGAGGCAAAGCTGCAAAGATAGGTGCAGGCTATGCAGCACTACAACAAGTTGACTGGGTAAGGAGGAACTACAGTCTTCCTGGTGAATTTATAGCATCAGGAGCAGTGTCTGCTACTGCAGCTTATTTGTTCAATAAGGTAAGAAAGGGTGGTTCACCAAAAGCAGCGTTTGCAGTTGGTGTTGCAAGCTTTTTTGGTCAGGTCATACTGCCTGGTTTCGATCAGGGAGTAATAGAAGGCATAGCTACTACAGCAACTAAGATGCATATTGCAAAGTCTGCAATAGGCGCTGTAACTGGAATGAATACTTATAGAAGAACAATGGAGGGGTTCCTTCCAGGTATTTCAGACTGGAAGACTGGGGCCTTGATGGGAATAGGTCTTGGCATAATGAGTATGCCAGATTTATTCATGAGAGGTGGGCTCACTGGCAAAATGCTAGAGCACATGTCTGGTGACTTAAGGAAGAGTATTGGCTTGGGCCAATCAATGATAAACGCCACCACAACAGATCTACCAAAATCTTTAAGTACTGGTGTAGGAGAATCTCTTTATAAAATACTTAGAGAAAGTCCAAACTTAAAAGACGGCACTTCACCTATAAATAGTTACTTAAGAAAGAACTTATCTGAGATAGAACCCTTCTTAGATCAAATGGGTATCAAAGGCCCAGAAGACTTAAGAACCAGAAGGCAAAGATCTAAGCTTTACTCTTACCTCTATAAGCATGCTTCTTCAAAAGGTGCTGGCCCAGTAGATGGTATGCTTAGAGAGTTGCATCATGTGTTTGAGACTGCAACTGAAACGAGAAGAGAAGAGTTAAAAAATAATAATATTGTGAACAAAGCTCTTGCTGAGAGATTGGATGATATTGGATTAAAGTACCAAGGTGATGGCAACGCTGCAAAAATAGCTAGAGGGCTTCATGGATTTGGAGCAAAATTCATACACAGCCTCTTTGGTGCAAATATGCAGGGAGAAGCCCTGCATGGAAACCAAGTTAGAGGAGAAGTTGGAGTTCTGGCAAAACATGGTTTTAAAAGTAGACTTGGCAGAGTTGGAACTTTATTTGCTGGAGCTCTAGCTTTTCAACAGCTTGCCACTGGTGCTCTTTTAGGAAGCATGGAAGGTCCTTCTGAGCTTAGTGCAATATATAGTGGTCAGAAGCAAGTAGCTGTCAAAAGAGGTAGGTGGTGGGAAGGTGGTGGTACACCATTTGAGGGCGCTGAAGTAAAATATCATAGACCTCATGCATACGTAGCTATGATGAGCCGAGCTAGACAGAAGTCTGCTTGGGGTGAAAATGAAGATGAAATATCTCCAATTAGAAAATTCTTTTTAAAGAACTTTACTTACCACATAGAAAAAGAAAACTATTGGGATAGACCCTACCCAATTAGTGGTGCAGCATTTGAAGATGTTCCAGTTATAGGAGGGTTGCTTTCTGGAACCATTGGCAGACTAATAAAGCCTGCAAAGCTCATGCATACTTCAGAATACATGAGGGAGGGCCCTGATGGAAGTATAGAGTTTAAGCACAAGCCCGAAATAAGAGGAGCGGCTCCTGGACTTGGAGGCAAGTCAGCGGGTGTTCCTTACTCTCCGTTTTCTGCAGGATATATTGCTGGAGGCATGCAGCATCAGTTTAGAGAACTAGAAGGCTTGACGGGTTGGGCCAAAAACATGGTTCAAAAAGCAAACACAGGCATAGAAACTTTTGGAACACAAAGACCGATAATGGCAAGTGCAGGATCAATGACTGATCCTGGAGAAGCTTTTTGGGACTTAAATCTTGGTGGTGGTCTTTTTATGACTGAGCCAATTAGACGTTTTTTGCCAAAGAAGAGAGGAGAAATAGAAGAGTATAATCCCCTAATGAATAGGATGCCTTATTGGCTTCCAGATAGATTTAAGCATGGAGATCCTTACAGGCTTATTGATGAAGGACACCTTAGACTTCCGGGTAGCGGTTATGAAGCTATCAATCCAGCTTTAAAAGGGTTTTCTAAAGAAGATTATCCAGATATTTTTAAGATGGCTATCCTTGCAGACGTTGCGCCTATGTCTAAAGAGTTCAAGAACATTAGACAAAGGTTATATACAAAAAGATCAGAAGGAATAACAACTGATGCAGAAAACGCCATGATGGATGGCGTTGACCGACTTTACAACGAAAGAATCAGTAGAACCTTTGACAGGGTTGATCCAAACGCTATAGAGGTTCCCCTCTTATCTAATATAACTCAGGGAGCTCAAGCTTCAGCTCAAAAATTTATAAGAAAAGCAGTTGCTCCTGTGGAGTACATGGTTCCTGGTGGTTTCAGGCCAGTGCAAAAACTTATGTCTGATCGAGACATGATTGAAGAATATCAGTATCAGAGAATGTATGGTAGTCAATTTGCTTTTTGGGACAAACCAATAAGAGACTGGTTCAGACCTGCTTTTTATAGCGCTATAGACTTTATGGATCCCTTAGACATCGCAGGCAAGCCTTTGTGGCGAAGAGAAGCTGATGAGCAGCAAAGCTTTTTCGATAAGCTTGAATTTCAAAAGCAAATGCAATTAGCTTCTATGGCTCAAATGCAAGGCAGAAGTGGAGATCAGCGGTTCCACACAAATATGGCTTCTCAAACGAGATATGGTGTCAACCCCCAATCAGATGCAATGTCAATCTATATGACATTGCCAGATTCTGAAAAACCTTTCTTTGATGCATTCAGCATGGCTGGTCCAAAAGAAAGGAGCAAGATCTTAAGTATGATTCCTAAAGATCAGCATCATCTTTATAAGGCAATCTGGGATAGATCTGACAGAGGTGACCCAAGTCTATACGTTGGTTCTCAAACGGCAGCTTCAGATTCTCATTTGGGTAGTCAATTTAATAACTTACAGCAACACAAATATAGCGGTATGATGCCTAGTACAGACTGGATTGGCTGGCACGAAGATGTTAATATAGACGATGTTGAAGTAAAATATATTGATAATTTAGGAAAAGATTTACATGAGTACGGATATTGGCATTCAGCAGTTAGAAATAACGCAAGAAAACCTTACCTTGAAGGCTCTGATGACTTCTTACGAAAACTTCCTGGCCCAGACCCGTTCAGTATTGCTGGACAAATCTTTAATGCTGGTAGAGGGCCAGGGGTTCAGTATAGGTCGCCTGGTGAAGCATCTGTGTCTAGGCTTGAGGGTATGATGAATCAAGGTCACGGAAACTTCTACATGAATGATGATAGATCTACAGAGATTATGGGTGCGCTTGGTGCTTACGGAGGAGTATTATAATGTCATTCAGTGATGATCCTAATGATAAGAAAAATCAAATTCTATCAGATGCTACGCTAGCAGGCTCTCTTGTTGGGAGAGCAATTGGAATAGCACCAATGTTTGTCGGCGGCGCTTTTGCACTCAATGGAATAAAGTCTAATAGGGCACTATTGGGTGGTGGCATCAATAACGGTATAAAAGAAGCGAACATGAGAGTCGGTGAGAATCTAGACAAGCTTCTAGAAAGAAACAACCGAATCAAAGCTGACAACTTGAGGCAAAGCCTTCTTGAGGGAGGCCAAATTAGAAAAATGCTTGAAGAAGGCGCAGAAAGCAGAAGAGTACTTATTGGTAGTGCTATTGAGCTAGTTGATCAATCAGACAGTGGACTTGCCCCAGGAATAAAAGACCAATTGTTAGAACTCTTATCTAAAGATCAAAGCAGTATGATCGAATCTGAAGAAAAGATGATAAAACAAGTTATGGAATCTGTGATGTCATCTGGAGATGAAGAGAGAAAAGGCAAGGCAAGAAGACTCTTCAAAAATCTTAGTCCATATGCAAACGTAATTACTGGCCCAGCACAAGTCGACCTTCAAGGCTTAAGCCCAAAATTCAACCCAATACTAAATCCAGATGACTTAGATCCTTTAGCAAGGAGTAGGTATAGCAGGATAATGAAAGCTGCAGGTGCAAACGCTAAAGATTTAGTTCAATTAGGCCAGATCAAAGAAGGTGGTGGCACTTCTACATATGCAAGAGTATACAAGAGCCCTCTTGCAGCGAGTAGAGGAACTTCTAATTTCATCAATGTCCCTATACAGTTGGCAAGCGCCCTTGTACAAAACAAGGGAAGTATAGGGCATGTTGGTATATACAGAGGCGGGCAAGGAACTACTACGTATGCAACAAGAAGGCTTTATGGAGATGCTCCAGAAGTTTCAAGAATGACTAGTGGAGGCAGCAAAAGCCTCACTCAGTCTATGGTGGTAGGTGAACTTGGTAAAAAGAACGGAGCGTTTTTCACATTCAGCGAATTTGCAGTACGCAAATTTGAAGAGATGGCAGGTAAGCGTGGCTTAGAATATCTACAGCCTAAATTTTACCATAGCGCCTTAACTGACGTGTCGGAACAGATGCCAAGGTCCTTTAGGCATAGTGGAGCACTTTTCAACAAGATGCAAGGTAACCTTGCAGTTCAGCAGAATACGGTAACTTTCTTAGATGCGCAGAAGCTTACAAGGAGTGAGAATAGAGTTTTTAGAGCATTGTTAGGTGCTAATAGCCCAGGATTCTTAGATACTGCTGGAGACCCAATGGTCAATTTGATGAAAGATGAAAGTGCATATTTTTCCATGTCTATGAGAGAGGGGGGAACTCTTTCGAAGATGAGAGGCATTGGTATAGAATTAGACAGAACCCTACAGCCTGTAACTGCAAGAGAAAAGCAGTTTATTGGTAGATCCTCTATATTCAGCAATCAAGGCTTCAATCCTTTGCCTGGTTTCGGAGTTTCAGGAACAGTTCGTTCAGTAGGACAAAGTCTAGACTTGGCAGCAGACGTTGCAAGTGGTGCAATTCAAAGAGCCCACGTACTAGATGTTAAAGGTAGGGGGCTCGGTCTTGGTGAGGGTGAAGCTTACATGGGAGATCCCAAGAGGGGTCTGATGGTTACTAATGATTTAACTAAGACTATTGTAGATCCAAGGACTAGCGGTCACAAAAAAATCTCAACTCTATTGACAAATGAATTGATGCACCAGCAACAAGCTGGAGGCAGGCTTAAAGTTGGCCAAGGGCAAAGCACAAAGCTCCTTAGCCCAAGTTTAGCAGGGCAAACTATCAGCAGTATGGATGATTTTTACAAAGTGTTTGGCGGCAAAGACGGGGGAATGGCTTTGATGGGTTTTAATGAAAACTTGGGAGAAGTAGGATTGCCTAGATGGGCTGGAATTAAGTCTTTAGATATCGGTTTAGAAGAAATGACAAGCACTACACAAAAGAAGATGCTTCATTTTTCAGGGCAATATACTGTTCAATCTGCTTTTGCTAAAGTGTTCGGCCCCCTATTCAAGGGAACTGTAAAGCCTATAAATGAAAACGTTAGTTCTCGAATAGCACAACAGCAAGTTGGTGGAGTCTCAATGACTGAGGTTTTACGATCAGCCAACATAAATGAATCAAACATGCTTTTGACTGAAGGATCGATGCTGAAGAAGAGTCCTGCTTATTTGGCAAACCAACTAGTTGGAGGGGCCACTTTGATTACAGGTCAAAATGCGAATGCATTTAGATCAGAAGTAAACAGTTTGGCTAGTGGTGCATTAAGCAAACTTGATTACGGCAAAGAGACTATGGCTTTTAAAAAGCAATATAAGTATTTAACTTCAGTAATTGAGGCTACAGCTCAAGGTCTGGCTAAATCTGGCCAGCCTATAAACCCAAGATTAGCAGGAATGGCTTTTGCTGGAGTTCAAGAACATTTAGGAAAGATAGGTCAAAAAGCAGGAATTAAAGATGCTGACAAAGCTGTTGGAAGGCTGATAAGCAAGCATCTTGGTGGGCATAATGCGGAGGAAATAATCAAGGTTGCAAAAGAAGGTTGGGCGCTAGGTTTAGGCTCTTTGGTTCCAGGACCGCAAGCTTCTGAATATAGAAGAAATTTAGGCTCAATGGAGCCTAGAACTTATCAGTTCTTGCAACATAGGTTGCAAAATATTATGGGCTTACCCGTAGATACTGTATCAGATTTCATGACAGGGCTCCTTGCAAGAAAAGAAGGTACTGAAAAAGAGTTATCAACACTTAGGTCCCTTACTAGGATGGAAGAGTCTATTGCTGGCAACACTAGAATAACCGAGCAATCTAGATTTCAAAAAATGGAGAGAGTTAGCTACAAAGAGCTGATGGGTAGAGATCCAGAGAGCATGAAGTCTTTCCTTAGAAGCGAAAGATTTAGAGGCGCTGGCGGCTTTATGCTTGATTTTGAAGGAAGTGGCAATATCAAAAATGCTGCTAAAACTGCTTTTGGTCATTCTGGGGGTTTCTTTGTTGCTGGTGGAGACACAATCGACATGATGAAAGGTACTAAGATTCCAGGACTGGAAGGTGCCATGACTATCGAAAACGAATATGTAAGAAGAATGTCTACTTTTTCAGGAGATTTAGCTCGAATAGATTCTATCTCAATGAGATCAACAGAAGATATGGGAAGATCGGTTGAAGCAATGCGTTCCTTTAAAGGAGACATGGCAGAAATATGGGCAGCAACTAACAGAGGACTTCTAAGAGGGAAGCTACGTGGCTCAGCTATGGCTGTAGGTCAAAGTGTATCTTTAGGCGGAATGCCTGGGGATTCAGTTAGTGGTGTTCAGGGTAAAGAAGCAGCAGCAGAATATAGCTCTGGGCGTAGAGAAACGCTTTCAACTAAAAGCTCTCCTTCTTGGGATCTGAACGATGAACAAATAGGTAGGGCAAAAAAAGCTTTTGGACATACTAAAGGTAGAGCAGTTTTTGCTGAAACTGAAACTTTTCTTTCAGCTATGAGCCAATACATAGCTGGAGAAAAGAATTCATTAACAGCTTTAGGTGAAGGTGGTTCTGGAGCGAAAGCAGCACAAGATGCTGGCACAATCTTTGAAAGATTCTTTACAGGGATGGAATCTGATAAAATGACTGGTGTTGATGCTTTTGTAGTTAGAGATCCTCAGTTAGGCCCAGGCCATATCGCACCTTCAAGCATCTTTAGGCATGCTGCAGAAGTTGGGTATGGTGCAGATGACGCTGTATTTAAAGCATTCACAGCTACAGAAGAAGGAAATCGAGCTTTAGCCAGAATAAACAAAGCAGCTGGAAAGAATATAACTAGCTTTGCAGATATTTCCAATATGGAAAAAGGCACTGCAGGTGCTAAAAAAGCATTCTTTACAACTATGGCTCAGAACATAACGAAGTACTCTTCAGGTGAAGGTGGTGCAAGACTGCTATTCCCCAATATGCAGATTGGGGTTCACTATGGTCAGAAAGTAAGACCCTTAGACATGTCTATTGCTTCTGGCATGATTGGTGACTTCGATGGTGACTTATATAAACTCATATTCCCTGGTAAGAATATGAGAAAAATGATTCATCAAAAATCAGAAGAAATCTTATCACAAGATATAAAATATAGAGCTCATACTAGGATGATGGTAGACGCTTCTAAAGAGGGTCTTGAAAATTTAGGTGAGCATATAAAAACTGGTCAACCCCTAGATGTGGGTCAGTTTGCTTATCAAGAGGCTATTAAAGAGCGTATTGCAAAAGATGTTGGTAGGTATGACGTTGCGCTAGATCAGCTAAGAATGGGGCTAGTTGGAACAACTCTTGGACCAGGCGATGTTGCAAAGCAACAGCAAGCAATGTCCCTTTTAACTGCTGTAGAAGAAGTAGGTATCAAAGCTAAGAAGCTTGGTGTCGGTTTAGAAGTCACAGAAGCTGGTGAAAAAGCTATTAATCAAATGATTCGTTCTGGAGGCGAAAGCACTGAAGCTTTTGAAGCCTTTATTAGAAAAACTGTTTTTAGAGGAACAGATCTAGAAGCAGGTAAAATGACTATTACTGGAATAGACACTTCTGACATTTTAGATGTTGCAACAAGAAAGAAGATTAATAATGCTTTAGTAGGAACCTCAGTGGATTTAAGTGAAATTATGCAAAGCCTCAAGTTAGCTTCTAGCACGGCTAGAGAAACCGGAGTTGAAGGCGTAAAGACTATGAGAAGACTATCGAATATGGCCAAGATGGATTCTGCAGATGCATTAAGAATGTGGCAATCAAGCATTGCAGAAGCAGGCTCCGTTCAAGGACAGATGATGGCTGCAGGAAGAAATCAAGCAGAACAAATTGGCGCTTTCATGAATAGGGGATCAAAAGCAATAAGAAGAGCTCAGGCTTTAACTTCTACAAAAATGATGGGTCCGTTAGCCTTAGGTGCTGTTGCAAGTATAGGGGTTGGCTCGTTACTTGGAGATAGTGGCTATTCGCCTACTCCAATAATTCAACCTGGTGAATTCTCAGATGCTAAAGTGAACGCATCTATTATGTCTGGAACTGCTACAGATAGACACATTCAGCCAAATTCACTTCCACAACAATCGGACCCAGAAATGCTCAATAGGCCAATCAATCTTGGGCAAGCTAGAATGCAGAGAAATAATGCTTATAGAATGCGTGGAGAAATAGTGAATAGATCGGGAATGAGTGATATAATGAGTATGATGTCTAGGACTGGATCTTCTGGAAGTATCGTGGTAAACGATACAAGAAGGCCTATAACTGCACATCAAATTAACAGGATCATGGAGGACTGATGCCAACAAAAGAATCAATAGTCTCGTCTACTGTAGACTCGGAAAGAGATGCAACTGAAGTTATATTTCAAATTAACGATGTAGATCTTTTAATTCCACCTACTAATATTTCTATTAGAAAAGAAGACATGATGTGGCAGTGGAAAACTTTACGTACTAAAGTTTCTACAAAAATACCTTCTGGGCATGGTGTTGTTCAGGTATCGGTAAGAATAGTTTTTACTCCAGATCTATTTTTACATATGCACAGGCTCATATGCCAATTCAGGGAAAGCCCTTTTTGTTACGTACAAAATGCATACTTGAGAGACAGTATATGTCCTACGTGGCCACGCTACCAGAATATGGCTTTCACTTTAACAAATTTGACTATTCAAAACTTTAAAGGAAGTCCTGGCACCTGGGTTCTAGATTTGGACTTGAGATGGTTTAACTATTTTCCATACTCTTCAAATTGGCTATATAGAAATGAATGGGCAACTAAATCGTTTGAAACATCTACGGGTGGCAGCATTAAGAGAACTATAGATACTTTTGGTGCTCAAATGCAACGTAGGCCAACTTTTGTTGGTGAAATCGCTGATACTCCTGCAGAAATAAGAACATACGATGTAGTTTCTGAAAGGACATTAAACATTGTTGGTGGAAGAACTTTTGAAGATATGCTGCTAACTCATTCGGGAACGACTTTTGATCTTGCTGCAAGACCGTCTGTAATGTCTCGAGCTGCTGCAGTGGTACCTAACCTTTCGAATATCTATATACGTTACTCAAATTATTTACAGCAAAAAAATCTTTACGAATGCTTCGATGTAGATGCAGCAGATATTATGGGTGGTTTTGCAGGCGAATGGATAAGATACACTTCAGGCAGATTTCCAGAAGGTTTCACTGATGACGAAGCACCAGGTCTTGAAAATTATCTAATCGTTGATGCTCTTCATGGCCCACGCACTTTGAAAACTCATAGAAATGAAATAATAGACCAGGTAATGAAACATACTCTTGGTATCGACTTCGTTTGGACTGAGTATACTTCTTATCAAGTAGACCCGCGCATCATACAGATGAGAGTAGATCGTAGAGAGGAAGCAGTCACACCAGAACGTCAAAAGCTTCATGATGCTGCTAGAACTATATCGGAAGTAGCAAGACAATCACGAGCTGGAACTGCATCAGTAAGTCAAGGCTCTACGTCTAATCCAGAAGTAGACTTTAGCTATGTAGAAGCATGGGACCATAACAGTGCTACCGAAACTAGTCAAAGAGTAACTGATCGCAGTGGTACAGACTTTACAACTCCAGGAATAGCTAACGAAGCAGAGTATGTTTTTCATCCAGTTGTAGATTCGAAGAATGTAAGCGGGGACTTTGGATACAGAGTAGGCACTAGCAAGAGCAATTCGCATAAAGGTGTTGATATCACTGGAGGAATAGGTACCCCTATTTACGCTCCAATAAGCGGTACCTTGACCGTAAGATCAATTCAGCCAGTAAACGTTTTAGCTCCACCACCAAGTTGGAACTATGATGGGCGTTACCTTGGATACGACTACTTATTAGACGCCTTTGCGGTGAATGCACAAGGGACGAGCGCTGATGAATTTGATGGCAAAAGCACTGCTAGAAAACAGCTTGCTCTTGATTACGCTAAGCAGCAATACGGAATAACTTCCTATGGAGGTAACCAGTTACGCCTTGAAGGGAGTGTTGAAGGTGATGACGGAACGTTAATCGAATACTCTTTCAACTTCTTACACTTAGATAATTTCGGTGAAGCTTTTGGTGGAATAGTAGACAATGCAAGAATTCAGGGCACTAGTAGAGCAGCTACTGGAAATGGATTCACAAGGGTTACTGTCGAAAGAGGAGATATTATCGGCTATGTAGGGAATACTGGAACCTCTACAAACCCACACTTACACTACGAAGTTTATGTAAATGGTAGCATAATTGACCCAGAGTTAGCGCTTCATCTCCAACAAGCGGAAGACGGTACATTCCAGTATGCAGGAAATCATCCAAGATACATAAACATGCTGCCAGCTGAATCTGCTGATCCAGGTTATGACGACGCTGAGGTTTGCGAAGAAGAGGTAGACGAAGAGTCTTTAACAGGAATACCAGATCCGGCAATAGTAACTTCACCTCCAGCTGCTAGCAGTGGGACAACTTTAACAGATGAAGAAAAAGAAGAAATAAATAATTATTTTATGGATATGTATAGGGATGGATGGGTACCTTATGAAGATACAACTGAAGCTACAAATATTCTCAAAAGAACTGTAAACTATAGTTTCTTACTACAAAATTCAAACTTTGTTCCAGGAATTCAGCCAGATTACAATATGCCAGTCACTCAGAGCATGTATAACGGAAGAAGTTCAGTCGGGTTTCAAGAGCATGGAAGGGATTCAATCTTTGCAGTAAAGTCTCCAGACAATTTAGTCATGACAAACGTAGTAGGGTCTCTAACTCATATTGTTGCTAACATACCTATACTTGGTCACGAATTCCCAACGCATCAGCACCTGGGCTCAATGGAGCCAAGCTATGTTTTTGAATTCTCAACTAGCGCAGATAATTCTAGAAACGACAACCTTTCTGAAGAAGGCGCATTGCTTGAATATATGAGGCAAAAGCTTCAATCTAATGCTAGAAAATTTAGAGCAATTCCAGACGGACACGCTGTTGCTACAAGAACCTTTATTACCAGGTTGCTGGGCACTTATAAAGTGAATGATTTTGTCATCCCAGAAGAAAGTGCACAAGAATTCCTTAAGAAAAGAACTGTAATTCATAGAACCTCTACTAATACTATTGAGGGTTATGCTGGTATGAGCTCTATGGTTTTTGAATTGTCTGAAACGAATCCATACAATACGGAAGCTTTAGATTTTGCTGGTCCATCAAAAGAACCTTTAGACAAGGTTAGAGAAGCGATTCTCAAATGCATACTAAGCTTAAATTTGACTGGAGAAGGTGTAAGCAACTTACTTCTTAATCAAATATCAGACAGATACTATGAACAAGATGATATAGCTGCGCTTCTTGAAGAACACGAGCTTACTCCTGAGGACTTCGGCTACGAAAATATAGAAAGTATAAAGTCGTTAGCTATGATAGATACAGATCGTATAATCCATACGCGCTTTATGGCTGGGACGCAATCTACCGCTGACAGAAAGGCAATTGTAACGGAATCAGGAGATGGAGCATTTTGGCAACAAATGATAGCTTCTGGACATGTAACCGGACAATCTCAAACCGAACTCGCTCCATCTGGTAGCTATGGGGGTGGTTGGTCTGGCCCTACAGTTTATGTTGGAGATAGGTTTATTGACGAAGATGGTGCAGGGCAGGGAGGAGGCTCCATAGATCGAATATACGAATCAGGCGACTCTTCAGGTGAAAGCGACTTTTACATATTAAGCACCAACAGTATACTGAGTACAATAGATGCAAGAAGCGAAGGTTCTGTTTTTGGCACCTCGGAGGCTCATGGTATAGATCCAAGCGTTTCTGTGATTCCAACGGTTGTAAATCTAGGAAGCTTTTCCAACGTAGTTGATACGGGAACTGATAAGTTCATTGTTGATACAACTGATTTTTACAACATACATCCTCAACTAGAAGCAAGATTGTCTGGTGATGGGGCTGACAACATGACTATGGCAAAGCTTCAAGGCTTATACTATACGGTCTATAATACTCTTAGATCTGCAAGACTCTCGTTAAGAGAGGATACTTTGCCTAACAGTCTGCCTAGACAAGAAGTGATGCAAAGGCTTTTCAACATGCCAGAAGAGTATGTCGCTGGGCGGCAATGGACTGGATATGTCACTTATGTAGAAGCATTTCTTACAGAAGCTATAGCCAACAACGCTGGCTACGATAGTTATAGAAGTTTGGCTTCGACTTTGGGTTTGACTATGGATGCCAAAGATGCAGCCATGGGTGGTTTAGCAGATAGAATAGTTTCTGATATGTCAATAGAGCTGAGTGACGATGATAGAGGCTATATAGTCCACGTAGCAGCAGGGATGGCAGGGGACGATGTAGAAGGCTTCATGGGGACAATAAAGGGTGTCGCAGGGGAAGCCTGGGAGGGCAGTATAGATGGCGGTATGCTACTTCTTTCAGGAGATGGAATTCATGGCAATCAAGATAATGCAAACTCAACTTTGGCCCTTTACAGGGAGCAAGTTAAAAATATTAGAAAAAATTACATGTCCGAAGTAATAAGCATCAATCAAAATATTGAAGCTGGAATTTTCGACATCTTCACTCCAACGCTTGCAGCATCCCTGGTTGCTGACTGGAACTCTGCGCTTTATATGACAAGAGTACCAACTGCACTTGAATTCGATTATTTTAATGATTGGTTCTTTAGCCCTGTGTACTTGTCAAACTCTCCTATGACAAGTCGATGGGTCGAGGCAATGTCTACTGCAGCGAATTACTCTGGAGTTGCTATGGGGGCTACGGCTACAGTTTTGACTATTGTAGCAATTGCGGGTTGGCTATTAGTTCCAGATCCAACTGATGCTGCTTTGACCGGGGCAGCTGGCGGGGCGTGGTCAGCTTTTGCAACTGCTGGTTCTATTAGTGGACAAATGGCCACTATTGGAATTGCTGGTTTAGCTGGCGGAGGGGTTGGCGCAACCGTAGAAATGGTTGACGGCGACGAAATCATTCAGGGCGAATCACCTACTGAAGACTCCTACATTGGGCAAACTCAAGCAGGTATAGTTCCAGATCCCGATGTTGCCTCTATAGGTACGATTGCAGGAGAAACTGCAAAGTTACAAGAATTAAGGAAGATATTAAAAGAAGTTGCAGATATAGTTATAAGTGATGAGGGCTTAATTGTCTCACTTGGTTTAGACAATATCGAAGTACCTAGTTTTTCTGATCTTGTAGATGAATATACTGGTATGCCTGCTTACCCTGATTTAGATTTACCAAATCATCCCTATTATACTACAAGATTCAATTATGCAGTTTCGCCTGATTTCTACATGTGGAATGCAGCAGAAGATGCAAGCCTTGAAGTAAAAGATGCAATTTATGATGAAGTCTTTGCAAAGACTAGTACAGTTGTACATAGCGCTTATCATCATCACAAAAGAATGCAAAGAGAAGGTCTCGAGCCTAATTCTGATGGAGGCTTGGGGATATTCAATCATTCTTCTGACGTAACGCAAAGAATTTCAAGAATAGTTTCACATCCAGAAGCTAGCGATGAAGTAGACTTGATGAGAAGCGATGCAACTTACGAGTGGGCTGGGGGCACGAATAGTGAAGATGCTGCTGCAGGCAGGGTTTACGGTAAACCAGTAGGTCCAAACAATAGCAGCGCTTGGGTCAGCACAGGTCCTACCGGAAATCCATTTTATGGCAGCGCAAAGGGTGAGGGTCAAGAGGCTCAACTTGCTAACTATCAAGCAGATAGTCAAGCTGCTATAGGCGTCTTGGTAGAGAATGCAGCAGCTGAACATCAATATTCAGCGGGAACCACTACAAAAGGTGGCGGGACCGCTGGAGCAAAGGCTCTCACTAGAGAGGCATTTATCTTAGCTGCAACAGAAGATGAGTCACAAGCCCCAGCGGGAACAACTAGCAGTTTAAAGACAGAGCTTGGTGAATCCATTATTGACAACCCACCACCACTATCAGGAAATGATGGGAATACTCTAAATATCAGTGGATGGGCAGGAGAGCGCGAAAATTACGAAGAGCTAGTAACTAAGATGGATTCTATATCTGCAATGATGGGTAGCAGAGAAGGCTATATGGGCAATGTAGTAACAGAAGAAACTGCTCAAGCAACTGCAGATATTGTTGTCGACACAAGACTTGGCGCTTTTAATGAATTCGACAATTTCTATAAACCAGAAAACTTACAGATGCTTGCGGCTTCTTCAGCTAGTGATGTTATATCAAATAAGCTTTCTGTAAGAAGAGCATATCCTACGTTTAAGCTGTTCTTTGTTGAAGAAGATGAATATGAATCAAGAATGCTCAACATGGATGATTTTTATTCTTTCAATGGGGTAAAAGAATTTACTTTTTATTCTACTAGAAAAAATCCTGGAGATACCGCTCAAATAACTCTACAAAACATCAATGGAACACTAGATGGAACAAAAAGAAATGTTACTGTAGATTTGGATTATTTTAATCAAAAAGAAATAGAAAGACAGGGGTTGGATACTGATCCAAGCATCACTACAGAAAGTGATGACCATATGCACAATAGTGGAGAAGAGCAGCCTTTTGGAGCAATAGTTCTTCGTCCAGGATTAAATGTTCAGTTAAGAGTTGGCTACTCTAATGATCCAAATATGTTGGAAGTTTTAATTAATGGCAGAATAGTTGATTTGTCTTGGAACTCTAATGGAGATCTTTGCAATATAGTTGTCCAATCTTTTGGAACTGAATTAACTCAGAAAATCAAAGGTATTGAAGGTAACGATTGGAGCACAGACTGGCACGACAAGATTTATTACACAACTCATCAATTGCTTGGTGCAATGATGATGCAGCCAGAAGTTGCTCATTTTGGTCGATGGGAGTATGGCACTTTAAGGCAAATCGGTGAAGATAAGAATGCAGATTTAGACTTCTACCCTTACCATAAGGAAGGCTTTCAAGGGTCTTGGCCTGTAGTTAATTCGCTCTTAGATACAATGACAGCTCATCCAATAATGACGGGAATCGGGGCATTGATAGGTAGCGTTGTGATGATAAGGTTTGCAGGTGCAAGATTGGCGGCTGGGCAAGCTGCTAAGGGATCAGCCGCAGTTTCAAAACCTTTTTCAGTTTCGAGGCTTATAGGAGCACCTATTGCGGCAACGCTGAGTGGCATCAGCAGGATAGCAACAAGGGGCGTTGGAGTAAATGCAGCAACTAGGGTTGGAACATTCTTCAGGACAGTCAGATCGGGGGGAGGTGTAAAGGCTGGAGTAATGCACGGGTCTAGAGGTATGAGTGTTGGAAGGCCGCTTGGAGCAAGTATAGATGATATTGCAGCGAACGCTGACGAAATCCTTACCTTCATAAACGCACCAGCAGCTAGTGTCTTGAAAGGTAGGAGCCTTGCTAGAGCACAAGCTGTGCAGCAACTAGTTCTCGAAGGAGGGCAAGCAGGTAAAGCGCTTGTGCCTTTGATAACATCTCGTACCAGCGGACCAGCTCTTAGAGCTGCAGTTACTTCGGCGCAAACGAATATGCTTACAGCTAGAGCTGTATGGTGGCCAGGTTTCGGCAATACTCCATCTTGGGGAAAGCTACTTTCTTCTCCAAATCCTTTGAAGCATATTGGCGCAATAACAGTAGGAAATGTTTTGATTAAAGCTCCAAGTGCTGTATTGCGTATGGCTATTCCGATGGCAATCGGTGCTGCGGGTTTAGACATCTTGCTGGGATTTATGAAGTCGGGATATGGTAGCCTGGTTGGTTCTTACAAAAAAGATATGGCAAGAGTTAGAGCTAGACTGAAACTGAGTCCAGCAGACGACAACTTATTTCCTCCAAATCCTGCTTCGTACATGACGCTTGGGTTTTGGCAAAGAAAAGGAGTCTGGGAAAAAACGACACTGTGGACGAGGCAGTTTGCTGCAGGAATTGCAGCAACTTTTACAGGGACAACAATCACGACCATTCGGGATTGGTGGAAGAAGGCATTTGAAATGCCTGATCCTCACATGCTTGAAAAAAGAGTAAGGCCTACAGCTTGTAGATATAAGCTTGTGAATCAAACTATTTTCGATACATTTGAAGAAATGTCTTTAAGGCATCCTGGTTGGATTTATGGTGCAAGGCCATATGGAAATGAATTCAGATACACAATGTTTTTTGGTTTACCTAGCCAAAGGTATTGGTCCAAGCCGGGATCAAGAGACTTTATTACGAGAATCAACAAGCTGCATAGTTACATTGTCTCTATGATTGAACAAGATGAAATCGATGTTTCTGTCATGGAGGCTCAGCTTAAAGAAGCTTACGGTTCAGAAGAATCGGAAAGAATGTCTGATGAGGCTTGGGCTGCACTTGCAGACATAGGTTTGCGTGAAAGCCAAACTGGACCAAACGCCCCTACGCCACCAGTGCTTGTTCGCGGAGGAACTGAGCACAAAAACATGTTGAAACAAGCAGCGCTTACGAAACTCATACCTGAATACTTATCAGGAATGGAGCAAAGATTTGTTCCATTCAGAAGGTATCACATACTTTCCTCTGATCAAGATATTGTTTCAAACGGTATAGTTTCAAGCGAAACTAGCGTGGTTAACAATGTACTTGTTTCGTACCTGAAAATGGATTCGGAAACTGGGTCTGTAACAAATACAGTGCAGAGTTTAGATATGCAAGCAAGCAGTTCTATACCCGACTATATGCTTAACATGGCAACAGTTCAATATCCAAACTGTACCGGATATGGCATGGCAGTTAGATATGGTCAAGGATCCCTTATGACAGGGCTAAAAAGCATGTACAAGGGTGAAATAATGATTTTAGGTAATGCTAGAATTCGTCCATGGGATGTCTGTATATTAATGGATGATTACAACGATATGGCTGGACCAGTAGAAGTTGAATCTGTAATACACATGTTTAGCCACGAAACAGGTTTCTTAACTGAAATAAAACCAAATGCTCTCGTCTATGCAAATGAAATATCAAGCTGGCCAGTTCTAGAAGGGGTCAAATTGTTTGCAATGGCTTACCAGTCTCTGAATAGTGATTCAAAGACTATTGCTTCTCGGTTAGATAATGACATCGGTGCTACACGTTTAGTTGGTGGGAGTAGTGCTGTTGTAGATAGGTTTACTGATGAAAACATGAGCGCAGATGATATCCGAAACATTGAGCATTTTAGAGAAAGGTACGCTGCAACTTTTGGTACTGATAATCCAATAGATGAGTTTAGAAATGTTTTACGAGAAAGCGATCTTGGTCAAGCTACAGGTATTGATATGATAGCGCCAAGATTTGGAACAACTACTACAAGTGGCCTTGCAGCCGTGTTTGGAAGTGCAGCTTTAGTATTTGGTGGAGCGAGAACATTGAGTCCATGGCTTAGCGGAGGCAAGAGATTGATGGGCTTCTTAGGGGGCGCTGCAGGAGCGGGGGCTGGAGGAACCATAGTATGGAACAATAGGAAGCACCTTGCCAATTCGGCAGCATGGATGGTTGGAATGAATCTGCTCTTTTCTAAAGCTATGGAAGAGGAGACGGTAAATGTAATTCCATTACTTAAAAATGGAAAACCAATTGTTGCTGGGTTAACTTTAAAGAGCCCAGCGGAAATGTTTAGTAGTATTCTTGGTGCAGTTACTAATTCTGCAGAAGATACAATAAATGGTATTACGACACTTAATGAGGAGTACTCAAGATACAGAGAGCATTCGTGGGCAGCTTTTGATGAATTACATCAAGGTAGATCAGGCTTTATAGATAAAATGGCTCATAGGGTGTCATTCTTCAATGACTGGAAAGCAACACTTCCAGATGGACCAAGGTAAAAATGGAAAATATTTTTAAAAATAAAGGAAGAGATAGCAACAAGAGTGCTATCAGTTCTAGAATCAATAAGGAAAGCAGACAGGCTTCTATACACTCAAGTAGGGAATTAAAACGCTTCGGTCCTTATCGAATCAAAAACATATGTGGAATAGAAGGTATCGGTCTTGAACCAGAAAAATTAGAGCATGAGAAAGGTTTATGGTTTATTGGTGAAATAAATAGTGGAAATGGATCAAAAACTTTTTGGGTTAGAGTTGACAACGACGTACTAACATCGGATAGAATGGACAGTGTAGGAATATTAGAAGAAAACTATATTGGGAGGCTTTTCTATATCAAGGCTTTTTCACAAAACACCTCAGACCTTGCTAGAGGTAAAGCTTATTTGTTAGATGATATAGGAGTTCCAGGAATGCCTGGATACCCTGATGCAAAAATAGCGAATAAGCTTGAGTCCACTTTTCCTGTTTCCATAGCTTCACTTTGTGGTCCCTTTACATTTAAGATGCCTAATCTTGGTCAGATTATGAGCAAAATTAACGGAGGCAAATAATGTCAGTAAATACAAAATTTATGGGTTACCCTGATGCAAATATTTCTTTTCAAGAAGGTGGTCAGGTAGTCATCAATACGGGTTCTGGAGACGGCAATATCGTAGTCTCAGAAGATGGTGCATCCTTGGGCGGTTCAGTTAGATTGGGCAACAAGCCTATGACTCCAGGGGAGATGCCTATGCCATTTCCAATGGATATGTTTGCTGGACCAATAAGTATGCCTCAGTCTCTCTTTATGCCGCCTTTTATGGATTTGTTACCGATGTTGGTTCCTGTCGTAGTTGCTTCGGGAGCAATTGCCGCTTTGAGCGCAATTGCAGCTTCAGAGAAAGACTAGGATTGTTATGAAAATTACTAAAAAAAGTATAGACTTGCACTGGTGTCAAGAAGGCGACTTTAAGCTTGGAGCAAATGGTGACATTCAAAAAGCTACTGCTGATGGAGGTCGAGTTGCAAAGCAAACGATAATTAAAAGATTACAGTCATCTAGAGGAGACTGGGTCATGTCCCCTGAATTTGGAGCAAGTTTAGACAGCTTTGCTGGACTCCCAAACACCAGAGAAACTGGTGAAAGAATTAAAAGTGTAGTCAAGTCAGTATTGATGGCTGAAGGGGTAATTTCTCCTGAGTCGTTAGTTGTTGAAGTAGTACCTAGTGCATTGACAAGAGTTACAGTGTTAATTTATGGGAAAATAATTGCTTCTAATGTACCGCTTTATGTACAAATTGAATATGATTTGAGAGAAAATAGATTAATCCCAAGATTAGTGTGAGGTAAAAATGGCTATCAAACCAAGTTTAGAGCCCTTTAGCAAGGTAGTAGACAGAACAAAAAACAAGTTAAAAGAAAAAGCAGGTGTCAATCACTGGGCTTCAGATAGTGTAGCTAGGAGTTTGCTTGACGCAACTACTGCAGAGCATAGACTTGTCGCTGCAAGATCAGAGAAAGCTATTGAAGCCATACAAATTGGAAGCGCTAAAGGTAAAGCTTTAGATGCGCTTGGAGAAAATCGAGGAGTAAGTAGGCTTCAGGTTCAGTTTGCCAACAGTGATGCAATAGAAATGAATTTCGCCTTTTATGTTTCTTCTGGAACTTTTGGAGATATTAATTCTGGAAGCGACATTACTATTCCTGCTGGCACTGTGGTCAGTGCAGGAGAAGCCTTAGAATCGTCTTCTAGGATTGCTTCAGGGCAAAGAGTTACTTATAAGACCAAGGGCGCTTATACGCTTCCTGCTGGCGGCAGTATAGTTTACTGTGGAATTGAAGCTGTGACTGCTGGAAGAACGATGAATGTAGCAGAGAATGTTTTGCTTTCTCATTCGTTTACTGGATATTCTCAATCTAACCTAAAAACACTATTGTGTAAAAATAGAAGGTCTATCCTAAATGGAAGAGATTTAGAAGATGATCAAAGTTTAAGGTTTAGGATTGCAAGCCATTACACTGCTTTAGCTTCTTCGAATGAAACAGCAATAGCCATGAGAGCCTTAACTGTTCCTGGAGTTCGCAGCGTTTCTACAATTCCGAATTATTATGGAATCGGAACTGCAGCTGTTTTTGTTTTTGGAACTGATAAAGAATCAAATACGAACATGGTTGGCTCCGTTCAAGAAAAAATATCTAGTTTGCAAACTGCAGGATTGAGAATAATAGCAATGCCTGGAGTAGAAGTTAAGTTCGATTTTATCTTGACAGTTCATACAAAAGAAAAGTTAGCTATAGAAGCGCAAAATATTGTTAGAAGAGAAATAATTCAGATTATGAATCAATATTTTTCAAAAAATACAGATAGCGTGATTAGCAAAGTTTCACTTAGGGCTCTTCATGCACGAATAACTTCTTCTGCTAGAATTACATCTACGATTCATGGTCGTGGCACTGCTGAGGAAATGTTTGATCATGTTTACATAAGAAAAAGTTTTTCAGGTTCTCTTCAGAGCTCGGAACGTTTAACTTTAGACTCCATGAGTTACAGTGTGGATAAACAAGAATATGCAAAGTTGGGAACTCTAGAAATTAAGTTTCAAAGACTAGACTTAGCAATTTAGGATTTGTAAATGGCTTATTTTGAACAAAGAATTACTTACGTTTTTCCTGCTTGGGCAAGAATGAGGAAGGACCCTTCTTCGTTTGGTAACATATTTTTAACAGCATATGCTGGACTCTCTACGAAAAACGGTAGCGATGCTGTTAAAATAAGTGAGATGTTAAAAGTATTGCAAGAAGATACTTCTAATGGAAATCTTTATGAAGTAGATTTAGACGGTGATGATCAAATTGAAATCATCACTATGAACGGTAGGAGAATATTTAAAATCCCAAAAGTTACTGGTGAAATAGATGGTATTAAAATACCTCTCTTGAGAGCTACTTCAATTGAAGACTTTCTTTATTCTGTACCAAGTAGAATTGTTAAAAAAGATAAAATACAAGTAACCAAGAAAGAAGTTTGGTCTTCAAGCGATCCAGAATATTTCGAAGACGACTACATTGTTTCAGAGAGATTGTTAGTAAGAGTGTTCAATAGTGACTCTTATAAAAGAAAAAATAGCCAAACTAAAGAAGATTTACCTTTTTATGGCTTGCATTATGTTAGGCTTCAAGGTTATGATGACGAGCTAAATGAGGTAAATGAAATCATTTCTGTAAGAGATGATGGTTGGTACCGAACTAGAAACATTTTTAAGAAATTAGAATTAGTAGAATGGGACGGATTTGATGGTGATATAGAGATATATTTATGTAATGGCTACGAAGGTTTAGCTGATTTTGGAAGAATTCTAAGTAAGTGGGAGACAGGCAACACTAACAATCTTTCAGGTCCGCTAGCTTTTTATTTAGAGAATACAGACAGTATAGCTCATTTAAGATCTACGAGTGTTAGGTACCTTAAAGGTCACCAGTATCGTAGATTGGATGTTTTGGATCTTGAAGAAGAAATAGAAGAAGATCTTGCAATACAAAGACTTTTAGATGATGACGCAAATACATTTTTAGGTGTAGGGATGGCGGTTAACCCCGTTGACTCTAGAGTTTTTATTTTAGACAGCTCAGGAAGAGTACATTTGTATGAACCTAGCTTAACAGATTTTAGTAACAGTGGAACCCCGCCAAGTGATGATACATATATGGATATTATTTCGTTAAAAGACAGAGTTATTTTAAATGAGACCATTCCTCTTTGGACTTGGTTTAGAGCATTAGTGTTACCTGTTCAGAAGGTTTCAATAAAAAGAGCTAAACCAGACGGTACAGAAGAGTATCTCCAAGATGATTTAAGCTGGAGTGCACCTTACCATTATTTTTCTGGCAACATACTGCCACCAGAAGGTGGATTTCCAGAGAATACTTGGGAAGATTTTAAATTTTATACTGAATTTGATCAACTTGGGCAATGGAACTTTTATTGTGAAACAAAAATGCTTGGCTTAGAAACAGTTCAAGTTACAAGCAGGACTGCAGTAATGTGCGAATCGCTTCAAGCTGTAAAGAGTTATGATGTGCTTCCAGAAGCTATTGAAGGAGAAGATATTTTCTTTGATAAAGAAAATTTCTTATGTATAAGTGCAGGTGATTCTTATCATCGCTATGATTTAAAATCAGATGTATTTATTTCTGACTTCAATAAGCAAAAGCTTCTGCTTAAAGAACATTACGATAGTGTAGAGGTACAGCATGAGTAAGTATACTCCAGAGCAGTTTAGGTTTCCTACTTCGCTTGATGAAATAGGCATAGATCTAGGGCTTCAAAGATTGCCAAAGGAGACACTGAATGCATATCGAAGAAGGTTGCTGCTTCACTCAAAAGAGCCGCCCTCCCCTAAAAGAAAATCTATAGTACAGACACCACAAAGAAAAGTTGGACTCTTTGAGAAAAGGGTCCTTGAAATTTCTTTAGTTACCGATAGCGAAGGAGTGCCTTTAGCAAAAGATCCAAGACTTGAAATCAAGTCTTGTGAAATTCATGTTTGGGAAAATTGGAACTACGGAAAGTCTGATCCAGACTATATAATCAATACGAATTTAAAAGAAAACGCTTACTTCTTAAAAGAAGTTTATAATCAGCTGTCTCTGATACCATTTCTCTCAATAGAGAAGTCTTTGGAGTATGAAGATTACTTGAAGTCTTATAATATAAAGATTGATGATACAGATGTCTTTTATAGACTATCTGTTTTAAATGGATCGACTTTTAATCAGCTGCCTATAAGCAATGTAAGGTCTGCATATTTTGGAGATCCATTTGTTTTTGCCAGCGCTGTAGAAGATTTAAATTCGATGACTCAGCCTGGTGATTACTATTTTGATAAAATCAACGGTAGGCTGTTTACTTATAGTATCGCAAGAGGATCAGTTGAAGGTGTGTACTCTAGCTTTCCATTTAATATGATGTGGCAACCAGTTAAAGTTTTTGAAGTTAACGATGACACATTAAAAGAAAAAACTAGAGACCTTTTAATCAATGATGAAGGTAACTTAGAAAGGTTGCTTCTTAACTCTTATGGTGCTAAGATAGCTAATAGTATATTAATAGAGCATCCTTTACAATGGGGAGAGTAACTTCAGGTTATCTGCTCATAAACTTTTCAGGAGTTATAGATGTCTTTAAAAGAAAATGGAATGACTTCTGGTTCAATATCTGTTGGGGTTGCAGGCAACTCTGACATTGATTTCATTTCAAATGAAAAGACTGAAGTTGTCCTTAGTATAGAGAATATTGTATCGAATATTTACGATACTGTTCCTTTAACAGGGATATATAGCCCTGACTATTCCATTGAAGGCTGGGAGTGGGACAAGAAGCTGCTACCCGATGAAGCAAACATCAGAACGATGTATAATACTTATCTTGGTGGGCACAGATACGGCTTACTAGAAGGTGTACTCCAGAAGTATTGGCAATCTGGAACAATTGAAGGAGTAGAGTTTATAAAGAATACTCCTTTTAAAAATAAAGATCACACTACTTGGACGCCAAAAGTTGAAACTGGCACTTACGCTGTATTCTGGCATTTAATTAGATTGTTTTCTGATTATTCGTTTACAACTAAAGTTGATCATCTACTTGTGACAGATAATTTATATTATTTGCAGCTTAGAGAAGATTGTCTTCTTAGCACTGTGAGTGTAAATCTTTTTACTAGAGATAAGGATTTAATAAAAAGACCATACTGGGCCTTCAAATATGTAAGCGACTTTACAGGCAAAATAGATGATTCAGGAGAAATTTCTTACAGACTAGACACTACTGACGCAGACGGCTCTTTAATAAGAGAGAATGTTGCAGACAGAAAATTAGAGTTTAAAGTGGATGAAGATAATGTTCTTTGGTTGAATGGAGAACATGCAATTGATATAGGCTCTCATACAGAAAGCCTTAGTCAAGAAATCCTTGATCAACATTACCAGTCTTGTGGGCAGTCAAACTCTACTGGAAGGTTATGTTTTTCAAATTACTTCCCTTTAGCTTCTGGAGAAACAGAAGTAATTGTGGTAGACAGCGCAGGGAAATTTCAGACATTAAATGAAGTCAAGAATTTGAACTTCTCAGAAAGTACCGATCCTCACTACGCCGTAGATGAAGATCTTGGAATTGTCACTATAGGTGGTTACAAGGCTCAAGACCTTCTGCTTTCAAACGCTATAGACGAAGACGATCATCAAATCCCCTTCTTAATAGAAGGTATTAAAGCAGATGGTTACCCGAGTCAAGGCATTATAACTATAGGCAGTGAGAAAATTCTCTATTATTCTAAAGGAATCTCTTCTTTCTATGATTGTGTCAGAGGGTATGATGGAACAGTTCCTCAAGTTCACTCAGCTTACAGCAAGATAAGCGACATACAGCATGGAATGAGTTTCTCTGATAGTAGTCAGATTTACTTAAGATACAAAGCTGTGCCAAGAGTTCAGTACGAAGTAACTAGCCATGTAGAAAGAAGTGGTAACAAATCTGATTGGTTAGATATAAAAGCGGTAAAAAATGCTACTTCAAATAAAATAATTCAAATCTCTTCAGTAGAAAAGCATGTGGACAGTATTGTACTTGAAACTTCAGCTGACTTTATTGGTGGGGAGCTCTATGGGCCGGTTTATTATGGAACAGATTTTTCAGAGCTGTGTGCGACTGTGTATGATTCGGTTGGCAACGTTGTAGAAGATATTGAAACTACAATAGTTCTAAGTCCAGCGACAGTTGGGAGCTTGAATGGAACATCTAGTACTTATACTGCGCTAACTAATAGTGCAGGACAGATATGTGCAATATACAATTCTCCGTATGACTGGGATTCTGTATCAACAAGAATAAAAACTGTTCAGCATGATGGAAGCGACACGGTCATGACGTTTGAAGAGAGACCTCCAGGGGTCTCTACTGAAGATGTTACTGTATTTCAAGTTTTGAAACATGACCCCATTATTGGTACTGTAGGAAACAAAGTAACTTGTGATCATAGTAGCGGAGAAATTGCAGCAACATTTGAAGATGGAACCTCCCTAGGGTTCTCTGCTTTTACTGTTCAAGGTTTTTTTGATGATGGTGTAGGACAATATGAAGATGGCTTTGTTGACTTGCTTGTAACTTATGATGGAAGCACCATTAAGTACAGAAGAAAGATAGCAGAAATCATCAATATGTACGATTCTACAGATTCTATGATTACTGGATTAAAAATAGTACTCACGGAAACTTGCCCACGCATGGATGAACCAAACGCGTTAAGCTATGCATGGCTATATGAGCCTCACGCTATGGAATGGAATGGAACCTTTCTAGATGGAACAAATGTTGTATTGTATGAATGGAGAGAAGATATCTTGAATCCCAACGATATGTCTTCTGGAGCTTACTATCCTTTAAGACCAGATGAGGTTCAGCCTACGAGCATGACTTTTTATAACAGGCTGTTAACTATACCTGAACCTTTTACTCAAGATTTCAATCTAGGTGGCTATGTGGCTGTTATACCAGACTTGGTAGAGTTTTATGCTTATGCAAAAGATCCGGTATCTGGCAGGGTTATTGTATCTAATACTATTAAAATTAGATTAGATCTTCCAGCTTATTTAAACGGAGTAGATAAAAGCAATCCAGCGCTTCCGATACCATACGGAGCTAGATTTGTAACAGAAGATTTCAATATAGGTACAGGCGTTGGTGGGGCCAATTTCTTGACAATTAATCCTAAAGCAAGCGGAATTAATTCTTACAGCTTGTTTATAACGCCAGTTTCTAGAGGACATTAAAATGGCAGATAAAAAAATATCAGGCAATAGTGTAGATATCGTATGGACCGATGGAGAACAACTAGTTGCTAACAAGTTAAACGCTTACAGTGCGATCCTTTCAAGAGTATCTTCAGAGCTTGAAAAAGCTGTAGGAGATGTATGGGGTGAGTCTTACCCCTATAGTGACGCTTCAAGCACAAAGCTTACTTTAGAATACGGCAGAAAGCTGAATGATGCAGGTTCTTTGCCTGGAGCTGAAGAATCATATTTGGACATAGCAAACATTGCTAGACTTATTGGACCTGCTTCAGCTTTAAATCCAATTGAACTTTCTAATTATGGCCCTGAAGGTGCTAGTGCTCGTTATACTACAGAAATTCTTGATGAGCAATTGCCTACTGCAGGTGCAGCTAAGCGTGAGTTTGTATTAAACTATAATCCTTATGATACGACAGCAGTAACTGTTGCTGGATCATTTGATCCAGCAGTTTACTTTGTAAATCAAAAAACAACTCATGATGATGTTAACGCTTCAGGCGATTGGTGCGTTACTGCAAATGGGAGGCTGACTACTTTTCATGCACTTCCCACTGCAGACAGCTACTATGTAACTTATGAAACTTCTCCAGTAGAGTGGGGTGGTGGTCCAGCTGTACAGGGCTCTACTTACAATGTAATTCCCGACATAAATCAAGCGGCTACAGGCTCAGGTTGCACAGCAACAGCAATAGACGATTACTACACTATAGCTTTGCCTATCATTACTCATGGAAAAATTAATCAAGCAGAAACATCTACCGCTTTAGATGATAATGATGCAAGTTATTTAGAACAGCTTTACCTTCCTGTTGTTTTGCAAGAAAGCTTTACAGTCGGAGATACTATCCCCGAAGGCTTCTTATACTTGAGAAACAACGAGACAGGGAAGGTTTATTCAGATGCAACATATGTATATAGCAATGAAAGTTCTTTCTATATAAAGAATGTAGAGTTAGATGTATCGGCAACGTATACTACGTTCACTGTTGGCTCTACGATTACAGAGAATATTCATGATATAAGGTGGAAGTTAAATAACCACACTCATGATGGCTCTTATGGAGAGCCTCCTGTACATGTAGAAGATATTGCAGGTATCTTAGAGCATGATCCCGAGAAGGGCCAGTATGTAGAAAGCCGTATGCCAGGAAACTGGATGCCCCAATACTTGCATAGAGATGGCTACGATTCTACTGAAGTTAACA